TGATAGGGTCTTTTTTGTTGCTGAGCATTGAGGCGCAACACTAAACAAAGCCCTTGCGTTTGGAAGAGATGGTTACTGATGATAGCTTCGCCAATGATCCGGATGAATAGTACACACCGGATAGAGACCTATGGCTTTTGGAAAAAGCTGTAGTATAAATGCTCCAAACAAAAGTGTTAGCGAGTGATGGATTCCTATACCTTTCCTGCTCGTGGGTGCCGGAGAATGCGATGAGTCAACCTTAAGCTAATCTCTTTCCTCTATAGGGTTCTATACCTTATGGGGGATTTGAAGGTCTGCTCAGATATCACCAAAAGCTATTCAGCTGTAAGCAACATCAACCCTCTATAAGAATTAGTCGGGGAGTGGGGGGTCTTAACCCCCCTCCCCCTACACAACACCTGAATGTAAAGGTGGTAACAAATACAAGTTTATACTTGTCTAGATGCTTGGCATTTAGTATATTGCAACACAATTAAGAGTCTAATTTAAATTAAATACATATGACTTTAGGAGAGAAGCTGTCCTCGATACAGCAAGAATTCAAGGCTAAGAAAAGCCGTTACAACAGCTTTGGGAAGTATAACTTCCGCAGTGCTGAAGACATCTTAGAGGGACTAAAACCCTTTAACGCCAAGTACAAAGTTTACTTTCTTGTAAACGAAGACATAGACATTACTTCAGGTGTACCCGTTGTAACTTCTACAGCTAGTATTCACGATGTAGAAAGTGATCAGTCTATCTTAACCAAAGCTATTGTAGGTGTAGACACCAATCAAAAGGGTATGCAGTTACCTCAGGCTTTTGGTTCAGCCAGTTCGTATGGTAAGAAATATGCCCTAGGGAACCTACTACTGATTGATGATACAGCTGATGCTGATGCAACAAACGGGCACGGCAAAGCTACCGCACCTACAAGTGCACCGGCAAAGAAGGATGACAGCTTCCAACAATCTATTGAGTATCTAAAGAGCACACCTGATGATAAAAAAGGTATGGTACTTAAGATGGTTCTAGAGAAGTACGGCAACAAGTTCTCACCTAAGCAGGTTGAAGCACTTAAGAAATTCGTTTAATGGAATTTGCTAAGAAATTAGTTGAGAGGACAGGTAAACCATACCTGTCTTACTCAGCTTTAAAGTACGCCGCTGATGGTGGCAGACAGCAAGATATGAAGCTGTTTGAACTATATATTAGAGGGTTACTGAGAAAAGACAGCCCCGCGCTATCATTTGGATCGCTATATGATATGATGTTGTTAGAGCCTGAAAAGGTAAACGACAGCTTTTATGTCATAGATGACAGCTCTATTATTGAAGAGATTGGAGGTAAGAACCCACGCGCCACGAAAAGGTACAAAGAGTGGGTCGCTTCACACGAAGACAGCAGAACTAAAGTATCCGAAGACGATTGGCAAATGGCTGTTGATATGATCAATAGGCTTGATGCTTCAGAGGTTATGGACCCTGAGACTGGAGAGCTTATACCCGTGAGGTCTTTTTTGCAAGGTGAGGCTCAGGTAGAGTTTAACACTTGGATTGAAGATGTTCCCGTGAGGGGATTCTTTGATGTTCAAGGAGATGACTTTGTAACGGACAGCAAGTCTACACGTAACGTGTATGGTTTTAGATACGATGTAAAGAGCTTTGATTACGATATCCAAGCATACATCTACACTCAGGTGGCAGGAACCGATACATTTTATTGGGTGGCTCAGGGAAAGGCTAAGCCTTACCTTACAGCTGTGTATAAAGCATCACCTCAGATATTGGAGTCTGGGAAGAGAAAGTTTTGGAGTGCCGTTGAGAATATTGATCGGTGGCTACAAGACCCTAGTAAAGAGACGGATAGCTTCGCCATATACGGAGAAATCTAGCTTTTTATTTGTTTATTAAATGTGAATAAAGTAAATTTGTTTAATAATTAAATTTAATTACAATGACGCAAGACAAAATTTTTGCACAAGGGTTCTCATTCAAGAGAAATGCGAACGCTCCCGAATTCGTAGTAGGGAAACAATCTATCAAGGTAGATGAAGCAGTAGCTTTTTTACAAGCTAATCAGAAAAACGGATGGGTAAACCTTGAAGTTAAACAAGCTAAGAACGGAAACTTCTATATGGAGTTAGACACTTGGCAACCAACGGGCGGTAATGCACCGGCAGGCAGTGCAAGTAACGCAAACAACCCGTTTGCACCAACAACTTCTGAGGGTGGTTTACCATTCTAGTAGAGTATTAGATAAGGAGGTGGGGTCTAGGCTTCACCTCCCTATTTTTTATATGGAGGTTGAGATCTCAATCTTTAAAGCCAAAAACTGGCACAAGAGACACAATTGGATCGTAAGTGTTATCAAGGATCAAAATAAAATACTTCAGGAGGATGCTAAAACAAGAGCAAGACTCAACGACGAATACTACGGGTCCAAGTACAAAGGACAAAGAGGTATCCGAATCGAGAAAATCAAAAGCTGTAAACAAATCGGAAAAACAGCTTGGTGATGATTACGAATTTTTATATTGGAAATAATGAGTGAGGACAAAGAATTTGAGAAGTTTAATAAGGCTGTTAAATTAGCATTACTTCTTCAGTCATCCCTAGAGATTATGGATGAGATGCGTGGTCTAAAGATGTATAGACACGACATAAAGAACCTGATGAACAATCTAGAAAAAAAGATTGAAAGGCACTTACGCGAGGCATTAGACGAAATGGGTAAAGGTGATGAGTTTATAATGATGCAAATTCAGCGCGGTGTAGATAAGATCTTAGATAGCACATTAGAAGAAATACATAATGAAGCTTTATGAGTAAGATGAAACAATTCCTACGCATTGCAAATGCGAGGTTAAGAAAAGTGTACCCTAACAAGACACAGAGAAAAGCTTGGGCTGCTAATATGTGGCGCAGGTATGTTGAGAGACAGAATATAGAAAGAGATTTATAGAGGGAGGGGTTTTACTAACTTAAATTAGAACGGAAATGGTTATTCGTTCCCTCCCTTTATAACCTTTTACACCAACGAAAAATAGGCGCAAACATAAAAAAACGGGCGCAAACCTTTACATTGTATGTGTAAGCATATAAAAAACGGGAAAACCTTTACATTGTATGCAAACACATATAACCAACGATGTCAAGTAAACTGCACAAGATGCTTGACAAAAATAGGCGCATAAAATGGAGATGTGGCGCATAAATGGCGCATAAAATCCAATTATGGCGCAAACCTTTAACACCAAAGAGAGATGAGTAATAATCTAAATAAATTTCTTAGTCATTTAGACAATAGCACTGCGGGTGTTTTTACAGCAGCTTTATACTTTTATCAAAAGGGTCTAGATGTTCGTATAGGTGGTTTAAGAAAATGCACCTCGCATCAAAACTATATGGATTTTGTTGATGATGGTGATCTATTCGTATACAACCAAGGAGAATCAAACAGGATAGAGGTGAAGAACTTATCAGCTCAGTTTACCTGCGCAGAAGACTGGCCGTTTAGGGACTTTATGGTATGTGCAAAAAAAGCATACGATAACGCAACTCCAAAGCCATACGCCTATATGATATTCAACAAGGATAGAACACATATGGCGATTGTTAAAGGTGATACGCATAAGCACTGGAAAACTGTATCAAGAACAGATAGAAGATACGATAACTACACGCAGGATTTTTATATATGTGACCTAGAGCACATTCAATTTAAAAGTATCAGGTAATGATAACACTAGTACTAGTACTGATTATGTCGGTGTATATGATCAGAAGAGAACGCAAAGCTATTAAACAGCTAAGAAAAGAATTAGAGCGCTATGATTAAAGACTATATTTTAGAGCAGTATGCGGACACTGATGATGTGTTGTTTGCTGACGGATTTGATGAAGCCATCATAGGCTTCTCACCTAACGACTGGAGAGTAGTCTACTCAAGAGAGCTATGTATACAAATCCTGATGAAGGATGATGACATACCTGAGGAAGAAGCTGTTGACTTTTTAGAGTACAATACATTCAACGCATATGTAGGGGATAAGACCCCGATATGGGTAGATACCTTTGATTGGATGAAATGATTGACATTATTCTAGGTGTTGTACTCGTAGGGGGATGGAACACCTTTTTAATTTTAAAGATGAGAAGAGATGGTAAGAAATTATCTAAGGAAAAAGAGACACATCAGGGAGACTCAGAAGTTTCTTGATATGCTAGTTATTGACAATACTAATCTATCTATACAGGCAAGCAGGTTTGGTTGGACTAATGAAATTCAAAAATCAATTACCAATAATGCAATGCTTATACGCAAGTATCAACGTAGATTACGTTTAATTATGATGTAATGCAAGAATGTGTGTGGTGTAAAGAAAGTAAACCCTTTACAGAATTTCATAGAAAAGGTGATGGATACAGAGCCGGATGTAAGAAATGTCGTAAAGATAGAGGTCATTTCAAAACTAAAAGATTTTGGGACGGACACTATACTGTTTACTATCTACCTGAGCATCACTACGTGGGTATGACTAATGCGTTAAGAAACAGATTAAGGGAGCATAGATCTAGAAACAAAAGAATAACAGAAGGTTATGAAATAATAGGAGTGTACGAAAGAGCTGTAGATGCTCATTTAACTGAGACGGTATTACACGCTATGGGATACAACGGTTTTTATTATAAAGTAAAGAAAAATAAATAATATGGCATACTTAGACAACAAGGAGCACAAGCACATCATTGATTGCGTACTCCATCAAAACGCACAGCTGTTCCAAAACTTAGGAAAGGACAGCTCAAGATCAGAATATGAAAAGGCTAAGATAGCGGAGCGTCAAAAGCTCCGCCGTATCAGAGACATTGATCCTGAAAAGATTGACCGACTCATTAAAGATTCTTTAGATGACTAAGGATGATATAGTAAGAGTATGCGACAACACAAAGAACCTTCTAGTAAAGAAGAACAAGGCGTACGGAGACAGCGCACTCAACCCATTAGGCATCTTTGGAAACGGAGATGCTGTGGTGTCTTTAGGTGCGCGGATGGACGACAAGCTTATGCGTCTCAAAAGTCTAGGGATGGGCAAAGATTCAGTAGATACTTTATATGACTTGCACGGGTACATAACTTTACTTATCATTGCAATAGAGAGAAAAGAGCACATAAATAGTATGGACTCAGTCTGCGATGACGATAGCAACACAGGTAATTTAATTAAAGAAAGAGAGAATGCAGGAGAAAATAACGCTGTTCAAAAACATAACGAGCACTCAGGACCCACACCACTCTACGCTGAAAACAGCACTGGAGCGTATCAAGACTGGCAGGAGCAAATCCTTAATCGAGAAAGTGAGAGGGCTATACTCGGTGGACCAGCACGGAAATCCAGTACCGGACAAGACAGCTAAGAAAGAGTTACCTGTAGTCTTATTTAGTGGTAAGTTTGACTACAGAGCAGACGAAGGTCTAGTAGAGCATAATGGCTTAGTCATACTAGACTTTGATGACATTGATGTAACTACGTTAAAGTCTCAAATAGCTTGCGACAAGTATACTTATGCCTGTTGGATATCTCCATCAGGTAATGGACTAAAGGTTCTTGTTAGAATTAAGCACACTGATCGCCATAGAGATCACTATAGAGCTATCCTAGCACACTTTGAGCGTGAATATGAGGTAGAGGTAGATTCTACATCTATCAACGAGTCTAGAGCCTGTTATGAGTCTTGGGATGAAGATCTTGTTTACAATAAAGATGCAGAGGTATTTACAGGTATGGTTTCCGTTCGTGAGGAACGTGAGAAATTAGCTGTAGTTGCCCCTACAAAAGGTACTGATTACAATAAGGTGGCTATCATTGTATCTATGATACGTAGAGCACCTGAAGGTGAGAAGCATAGAGAGCTTATTAAAGCAGCATATCTTGCAGGTGGATATATTACGGCAGGTCGTATGGATGAGCAGGAGATCTATGAGATTATGCTCAATGAGATTGAGAAGAAGAATCCAACGGACATCAACCACGCAAAGAGTACAATCATAGATGGCATAGAGGCAGGTAAAGACACACCGCCATCAGAAGTGGTTAATAAAGAGAATCAGGTACGAAGAGAGATGCTGGTACTTGATAACGATTACAGCTTCCTTTCGGATGATAAAGATGATTTTTCTTGGATAGACTCCTATGCCAATGGAGACATTAAACTAGGTCTTGACACTGGCGATAAAATACTAGATAACTATTTTAGATACAAGCCTGAGTTCCTTATTATAAACGGACACTCTAATGTAGGTAAGACCACTATGGCGCTTTATATGATCGTTAACTCCTCTGTACGGCACAACTGGAAGTGGATTATATACTCCTCTGAAAATAAAACAGCCAGTATTAAGATGCGACTTATGGAGTTTGTATGTGGTGTAAAGATCCACGAGATGAGTCAAACAGAAAGAGCCAACTCCTTTAAATGGGTGTCAAATCACTTTGTCATCATAGGCAATGAAGATGTCTACAGCTATAAAGACCTGATTATTTTTGCTGAGAAAATGATACATATGAATGGCAAGTATCAAGGATTCTTTATAGATCCATACAATAGCCTTAAGATACAAATGTCTCACGGTAGCAGAATATCTACACACGAGTATCACTACGAAGCGGCATCAGAGTTCCTGACTTTCGCCAAGCGTAATGATATAGCTGTATGGCTAAATACACACGCTGTAACGGAAGCTCAGAGACGTAAAGGTGATGATGGTCTGCCAGTAGCACCATATGCTGAGGACACTGAAGGCGGGGGTAAGTTCGTGAATAGAGCCGATTCGTTCCTCACGTTCCATAGAAAAATCCAGTCACCTGAGTACTACATACGTAGAACTGTTGAGTTTCACGTTCGTAAGGTTCGTGAGACAGAGACCGGAGGAGAGCCCACACCTTGGGATGAACCATTCTACTTTAAGATGAATGATGAGAACACTGGATTTGATTCTCAAGAAAAACTTACAGCACTATTTAAGCCTTTGGAATTTGGTTATATGCAGTCTACAATAGAAGTGTAATAAATATTACAAATTGTTAGGAATTTAACACTCTGTGTATTAGCTTTGTAGAAATGAAGATAGACTACAATGAAGTTACACTCATATTACCAAAGCCTCCAAGCCTTAACAAATGGTATTCGGGAAAGCATTGGTCAATTAGAAAAAAACAAAAAGAATCCTACAGCGCAAGCATCAAGGATCAGCTTGAAAGAATCGATAAGTTTACTATGGATAGATTTAAAGTTGATGTTGAGTATAATTGTCGCTATGACGTTGACAATGCTATTACTTGTGTCAAGTTTTTGGCGGATTATCTACGTGGGGATGGTTATGTTGTGGACGACACTCCGAAGTATTTCTTCTCACAATCGACAACCTTTAACCAAGATCTAAACAAAGATGAATTCAAAGCTACCATTCGGTGTTATGGATACTCAACACGTGAGTAAATCCTATTTTACAGCTACCTCTAGAGTCAGTGACTTAATGACCGAGCTGTATGAAGACCTACACGATTACAAGGGCAGACCTCTTGTAGATACTGAACAAGTAATAGACAAGATCAATGCATACAAGCGTGTGGTCCGTACAGAACTTGAACTTATTAAATCAGCTGTAGAACAATATGAGGAAGATAGGAATAGTAAATGAATCGCACCTGTTTGACCTGATCAAGCAGTTTGTGATTACCGACCTACTTCCTTCAGAGGTTAAGATGTCTAGATATGACTGCTACTCTTTAGAACATAATGTAGATATAGAACTCAAGTGCCGTAAAAAACACTATGACGATCTGCTTATAGAGAAGAAAAAGTATGACGCGTTAATAGAAAGATCGGTTAATCACGGAACCAAGCCACTATACATAAATTCCACACCTATTGGTGTATGGGCGTTTAGATTACTGGATATAGAAGAGCCTACGTGGGAAGAGAGAGGTATGCCGAAAACCTCTGAATTTAGACAGCGGCAGTTCATCACAAAGGCTGTAGGTTACTATAATATTTCTAAAGGCAAGGACATTACCGACCTACTTATTTTGTAACTTGCACGTTCACTTTTTTCTTAACTAAAAATATCAAAGAGATGGCTCAAGATTTCAATCTAAGCGACGATTTCGCAGACTTCGTAGACGAACTAACAACATCAGAAAAAAACGATAGTGCTTGTTCTATAGACAACCCAGATTGCGAAGGATGTGGTAGCTAAGGCTCGCTGAACAAAACCATCACAACTTAATTTAAAGGGGGGGCTACGGTCCCCCTAATTTTACCCCAATTAAATGAAATTAACAGAGAGACACATTAGGGATTTCTTCCCACGGGATATGCGGTTTACGCATTACGTAGCAAAAATATACGGATACAACTTTAAAGATGGCTTTGCAGCAGAGAAAGCAAACTCAATTGCTATGGAGCGTGTTATAGAAATGTATAATAAAGGTATGGAGTTTGAAAGTAAAGAACATCTATACGGATATGTTACAACAACATTCAGATACGCAATACTTAACTCTTTTGATAAAAGAGCAGCAGATAAGCTAGAATATTATAATGAATCACAGCTGACCTATGGTGACGGCTACGAAGAATACAATAAGTTCTTACACACGGCTGTAGTAGAACCTGAAGAGTACGATAATTCTGTAGACAAGATTATACAGATTATGAAAGGTACAATGAATCCTATAGAGTTTAAAGTATTTGAGCTTAAATACAATTATAATTACACTACACCTATTATAGCTAGAGAAGTTGAACTATCTTGTGCTAAGGTTACTAGCATACAGAAAAGAATTAAAAATAAATTCAATAAAATAAAAGAGAAACTAGATGAAGATGGAAGAGAGAGTGAAAAAAAGCGTAATGAGATCAGAAAGAACAAAGCTATCGAGAGATCTCGTAAACAAGCTGATATTAGATTACGAGTTGAAGCACGGAATAAACGTGCTGAAGAAGACGAGAAAGAGAGAATACGTCGTGCCGAGACATTGTCTTGGATTAATATTAACTCAAAAGTTCAATATGACCTTTAAGTATACTGGTGATCTGTTAGGTGTGGACCACGCCACAATTATTCACGGCTGCAAGAATACTATAAACTTTATGACTCTAGGTGATAGCGACTATACTAACGCTATGGTAGATTGGAGATTAATCTTTGATGAAAACCATATAGATATATCAAATGAGCTTGACGCAAGACAAAGAATTAAGGCTCGCATTGTTAATATCATTAGCGATGGCATCGTAGACCGAGTAATTAAAGTGGAAGACCGAGAACAAATTTTGACGGAAGTGTTAGAAAGTATGTGTCCCACACCTGAAGAAACAGAAGGGATATCTTTATATTAGTACTGTATTAAATTACAATTCCCCCTCTCTCTGAAATGATTAGACCCCTTACGGGGTCTTTTCATTTTCTCCTACCCTTGCAACAGCTGTTGTCGCATTCTACGGGTCTGTTCTCACAATATTTTATTGATCCTTTCGGTTGTATTTGAGTCTTCTTCTTTCTCTTATTTGTCAAACTGTTTCATTATTATTTTAAACACTAAGAACGCTAGCCCCATATATATAGCTAGGTTTTTTATCTTGTCCCACAGCGATTCCTTTTCTACGTACACGATCTTGTCGTAAGGAACCTCAACGATACTAATAATCGTATCCGAGTCGCATATGGCGTCTATAGTAATCGTGTCGTTCACCTTTACTATGTTCACTCTCAGCCTGTCCTTCACTAGTGTTATAGTGTCGTGTTGCTTCATAATCACAGTATCCGTGATAGCCACAGGTGGGCTGACAACCGTGTCCGTCACAACCAGCGTGTCTTTTTCCAGAATAGTAGGGTCCTTGTGCACCGCTTTCTTTAAGTGCCATTGAGCGCTGCAACTCGTTAATAACAGCACGAGAGTTAATTTTACCAGCCATTTCATCCTACGCTATCAAAGTCTACATATGTTATACTCACCGATTGCCCTTCTTCCAACGCCTTAGCAATTGGAGGATAGACTCTTTTATACGCATTAACACTCGCGCCAACCATACCATCGCTAGAGCCAAAGTTTGCCTGTTGAGAATCACCAAGAAGTAAACACCCAGCAGTGTGTTCGTCAGTATTACCAGTGTGAATAAGGATATACTCAAAGCCAGGCACATCACGTACCCATAACATTCCTTTGTGCATTTCACCATATTTTTTAGTATATCTGCCGTGGAATCCGCCTGTTGTTCTTAGTGTTATTTTATACGTGCCAGAAGGTATTCTAGTCTCACCAGCAATCTTATCTTCGCGATGCTCGTCTTCCAGTGTGTAACACAGAAACTTACGCTTACCACCACTAACGTCAAACAACGCACCATTAGTGCTGTCTTTTTGACTGCTAAATCTTAGTACCTCTAGCTCCATTACTCAGCTTTCTTAGCGAACTTCTCGATACCAGAGATACCAAAGCTACCTAGAGTCACGATCACAAAGCTGTTGTAAGTAAACTCATTAATTACTAAATCTTTTCCGCAAGCCCCGCTAATAACATCAGCAAGCATAACAACTACCATTACAGCAAAGGAAAGAAAGCCTATAATAGTTTTCTCGTTCCAGCTGTTGTCGTCTTTAAAAATAGAAACAAACCTTTTCATCATCTTCTTCTTAAGTTATTAAATATGAATCTTTCTTCTTCTTGATCAAAGTTTCTCTTAATGATATCTTTAGCCTTTTTAGATAACTCAGGATTACCTTTAGAAATAGCAATTCTTTTTATAGCGTAGTAATCTTCCCTTACCGAATCCAAGTGTCTGTATCGCTTATCTATATTTCCGGCATCTTTTAATGGCTTATTACTAGCTATGTCTTTTACACTGTATCTAAATTGATCTAAGATATTATACTGGTAATCCCTCATAAAAGATCTCTCTCCTATGGTAAGAGATAAGTCTTTAGCTGTTTCTCCTTCCGTAAATAAATCAATAGCGTTCTTTTCATTCTTAGAAACCACGTCTCTATATGACGAAGAGATAAACGGTGGAACAATAAATGTCTTAGCTGTATAGCCTAGGAAAGCCAGCGCGTTTTCAACAGCGGTATCTGACTTGTCAAACAACTTTCTACCATATATGTCTTCTCCTTTTACAGCTCTGAATATATAATCAGCAGCAATGTTTGGACGAATAAAAGTATTAAGCAAAGATCCCCATCCTGCTGGAGAGGTTAAATCACCTACCGTCCCGTATGGATCTTCAGAGGAGTAGTTGTATACACGTACATCACCATTCTTTTTAATAGACTTAACGATTAGTGACTGACCTTTCATCCATTCTGGAGACACTCTTTTAGCATCTTCAGCTAGCTCTTCATCTTCATCGTCTAAGAATAACTCTTGGAATCCTTCAACCATAGCATACTTTAGTGCCAATGCACTCAGTGTACCCACAAGTCTTTTTCCTGCTGAAGCTTTATATGCTTTTGTTTGCTCTTCGTTTAGTTTGTTCCCATTCTTATCTACGCCATTTATGGCGATCTTCATATCCTCAACGCCGTTTAAAATGTTGCTAGACATACTACGTATAGATTCAAACTGGAACGACACGAAGTCACCAACTATAGGTATTACAGCTAGCTTGTCGTAGAACTTAGGAAGTCTAGAGAACGTAGGTGTATTTTGTTTCACAAATTCTGCTGCATCATCGTGAACCCTGTCCTTCTGAGCTTCAGTTAAGCTTTCATACTCTTTACCGTAAATCTTCATAGCAAAGGATTCAACTTCCATACGGAAGATAACAAGCTTAGTGTAGTCATCTACAGCTGAGTATTTCTCTTGAAGAAACTTATCAAAGTTAGATAGACTAGAGTATACCTTTTTAAAAGCTCTTTTATAAGCCTTTTCATCTCCATCATACATATACTGATAAGCCGCATCATTAATGCCAATTAGCTGTGCATCAACGTTTGCACCAAGTAGACCTTTTTTACCCATAACTTTAAGCCAAGCTTTTGTTTGGGGGTCAGTCATAATCTTATCGCTATTCACCGTTAGTGTAAGGCGATCTTTTAAATCCTTGTACATTCTAGGATTAGCGAGAACACCATTGACTAGCATAAAATACCAACCACCTGTAAGGTTCTTTCTCCAAGTGGGTATGTTCCAAATAACTTTAGACTTACGACCTATCTTCAATAAAGAGAAATAGGCTTGAAGCCAAGCCTTATCAGACTCATACAAAGGCTTTCTATCAAAGATGTTCATAATCTCCTCGTGTACATACTTACCATTTAAAGGTGAGTAAGGGTCCTTTACAAACTTGTATAGAGGTGCCTTTGCTGGATCTGGCTCTGAGTCTAGTATATATTCATCCCAAACACCCTGAGACATATCAAGAAGACCCTGAACCATACGTCCTTTATATAGTATGTTTGCCTGAGCCTGTACTGTAGCAGAGAATCTAGTCACCGGGTCTTTCTCTACCCCTAACAGTTCCTGTATGTGATAAGCGATATCCTTTTTCATCTGAAATGATGAGCTAGGAATTCTAATATCAGCTCCAGTTACCGAAGGTGCTTTTTTAATATTTTCTAGTTTGTTTATATACAGGTCAATAGACTCGTGAGCTTGCTTGTTTATATCGCTAATAGAGTCTTGTATTGTTTGATCAATTTCCTCTTCACTCAATCCTGCTTTCTTGAGTACAGCTAGCTGTCTAGCGACAATCATATCACGCTCAGCTTGTATAGCTTTTTTTCTTGCTTTGTCTTTGATCTTATACTTCTTGTCTGTAAAGAATCTGTACCTTGTTTTAAGGTATGTACCAGCGTTGTTTGTTATGGCAAACTTAAGCTCTGTTGCTAAAGTCTCAAATGCTGGGTCATCTACTATTTGGTTTCCAAAAGACTCTACCATAGCATCAGCATCTCTTAACAAATCTAGTATTCTCACACCTTTACTTGTCTTGCTTAGCTTTTTAGAAATAGCTGTTCTATCAATTCCCTCCATATAATCGGACATCATATCAAGAGTTTCTTTGTCTTTAGCTAGCCTGCGTAGGTTTTTAGATATTTCACGTCCCTCTTTTACAGCTAGGGTTACCTGCCCTTCTTTAGATTCAAAAAGTATACGAGCTTGTTTCTCTATATTTGTCCATACAAATTGGCTAGCAATCTTTTGGAATATATTCTTCTTGTATACCGAAGGCTGAATATCCATATCATCCAGCTCTAATTGGAATCTTACGGGATCGCCATTAGCGTCTTTATATCCAGACACCTCAAACGCCATATCGTTTCTGTCTGCATACAATACATCTTTAGCGTAAACTAAACCGCCTATCTGAACCACTTCACTTGCTCCTACTACAGGCTTACCATTTCTCCTATCGTAGAAGTAGCTGTGACGGAATGGGTTCATTCCAATCTGTCTCCAAGGTGAGCCCTTGCGAGCTGCACCCGGATAGCTGTTCTCTATGGCGACAATCTCCTCAACTTTCTTGACAGCTGCAGCATCCTTCTCTTCTTTAGTCTTACCCTCAAAGTTTTTCCATTCACCGTGCATACGAGCAATAGTACTCTTGTTTTGCTTTTCAAGGGTGTCCATATTTTTACCAGCGGCAATAAAGGCAGCGATTTTAGGATTGCTACCAAACTGTACATTGGTTGCCCAAGCGACAGATCCATAGGTTAACGACTTGCCTGAAGCTCCTTTATCGTGTACGGATACTATCCATATATTTCTATTCTTGTATGCAGGAATATCTAAACGTAAGCCTACAATTGTTCCGTCTTCTAGCTCTACGTTCAACAGCTTACCCTTGTTACTATCAAGTGCATCCGCCATATCCTTAGTAGACGCAGGCAGAAAGAACTTAGTGATAGCTTCAATAGGTTGTGCAATACGAACTGTTTCTTGGTATTCAGCATTGGTAATCTTACCCTGTAGTAATTCAAGTGCTGCACTTTGTACAGGTGTAGCCCTGTTTACAATCGCTGGGTTTACCTGACCCTTACCGAACAAGCTAGCCTGCCAGTCTATCTGTTCTCTAGCTATAGATAAATCTTTACCCTCGTATATAGCACCAACATCGCCAACAGCTGTCTTTATCATTACGGGTGTACCCGGCTTTTCAATAGATAGACCTGTCTTCTTAGATATTACAGTTTTACTTTCCTCAGGAACTACGTCTAACACGTAGTTCTTTTTACTAGGCATTCCTACAACCTCTCCTAATATAGCGTGAGGATACGTGTCGTGAATATTAGCCTCAGCCTCTACACCCTCAGGTTTAATTATAAGAGACATATCTCCATTAGAGTATTCATTCTTTTTCAAGAACTCATCTCTAATTAATTCGTGGAATTCGTTTAGCTTTGGTACACCAAGATCCTCGTGCAAGAACTTGTGTATGTCTAGATTCATTTTAACTGTTGTGCCAGCATTAAGAAGGTCAGAAGCAATCTTTGTTCTAATGGGATGGTCTACAACCTTAACCCCTTTCTCTAAAGCACTCTTAACAGCTGACCACTTCTTACTCTTGTCATCCTTTAATATGTTTAGAGCTATCTTAGTAAACTCTTCATAGCTACCTTCTTTTATTTCAACGCCATTGTATGTCTGCCCTATTAACTTAGACATACCTGCTTCTATCTCTGCTATAATAGTTTTAGTTGTCCCCTTAGAAAAGTTGAAACTACTTTTCTCAGAGCCTGCCATAAACCAAATGAAGTCAGCCTTAGCAACTCTTTCGTTTAGTGTCTTTATACTTAATCCAGAAGCCCAAGCTATCTTCTTAGCTTTGTTATCCTTATCATAAGCGAATCCAACACCACCCTCTAAGTTAGTTGTTACACCTGTCTTCTTATTGTTATAACTACCTCTCTTGAGCTGATCAGACATCCATATCCAAACGTTAGGCTCTCTATTGTTTTTCTTTTTGAAGTCGCTAAAAAGCTTCTTGACATCTACAAGGTCGGATTTCTTTATATAGGTACCCTCTGTTTTTATCTGCTGTCTAGAAGTCTTTACATCTGTAGAAGATATCTCAACAGGGCTATCCGTCAAAGGTTGGGTTTGATCCAATACCTTTTCCTTAGCTGTCGGGTCTACACGTCCCTGTAGTGCATCAACAAAACCGTTAATAAAGTTTAGGGCGTCCTCTCTAGTTTTAATCTTATCAACAAGGTTCTTATCTACTATACCAATCTTGGATAGAAACTTAACAACAGCTGCTCTAATCTTATCTATAAAGGATAACTGTTTTGCTTTTGGCATACCCTCTGAAGCTGTAGATAATAAACCTACATACTGAGCTAGGAACTCCTCGGCTATTAACGCGTCTTCTTTAGTTTTTCCTTCACCGTATACTTTCCTCTCAATGTACCGGTCTCTAAATGCCGCTAGCTCTTTAGCGAGTTCACGCTCGCTATTAGAGCCTTTGTTAAGCTCGTTCTCTATCGCGTTAGTGAATTGTACAATCTTCTTATCATCCATCCTTACAGATGAGATATAAGCGTGCAGCATCTCGTGAGGCAGCGTGCTCATATCAGCGGAATCAATATTTACAACTATGGTATTATCAAAGTATGAACCCTTAGATGCAAATGAATCTTTTCCTGTCTTGTAAGACCTGTAAGCAACAGAGTCGCTTTGGTTAAAGAACAACACCTTTACTCTTCTCGCTCCTGAAGACTTTAGTATCTTCTCAAAGTTATTAACCATAGCGGTTAACTGCTCTCCTTGTTTAGCTGTGAATCTCTTTGCGCTAGCTGTTCCTTCTTTGCCTATGTCTTCAACCTTAATAGCTCTAGACATCAACCCTTCTATAGGATCAATCTCAGGCTTAGGATCTGCAATACCAGACATAGAAGCTACGTGCTGAGCATACTCTTTGGTGTTCTTTTCAAACTTGCCTATGTTAGGCATCTTGCTTATCTGCTCGTTAGAAACAAATATCTCACCCCCCTGTTCTTTCATACGACCAGTATCTTCGGTGGTCTTAAAGGTTATACCTTTATCACCGTACTCAATGGTCATCTTACCTGTCTGAACATTTCTTGGGTCTGTAGTTGGACCGCTTTTGGTAAGCGGCTTAACAGAACCGTTCTCCTCTAGAAGAGTTATCTCTACTTCTTCAGTTTTTATCTGTTGCTTTGCTTGTTTCTTCGGTGCTGGTTTTTTCTTAGCTGTGGGCTGGGGAGCACTAAGCTTAGCTATTCTTTTTTTAGACTTTCGTATATCAGACTTTAAAGCATTGATATCTTCTTTGTAGATGCCAATGTTTCCATTTATCTCATCAACATTGTCTTGAAGCTCTGCTCTGATCTCCTCTATCTTCTCGGCTTTCTGTTCCTTGGATAGTTTAGATTTACGAACAGCTGCAATATCTTCTTTAGCCTTGTCCTTAGCTTCTTTAATGTTGCCTTTTTCAATAGTGATCTCTTCGTTAAGATCCTCAATACGAAATTCAGCATCCTCAATTGTATTTTCTTCAACACCTATAGTCTCAGTATCAATTTCCTGTACAGGTTCTGCCTTAGCTGTTGGTTCTTCTTTAGCTAATCTTTTCTTAAGAGTTTTTACCGCTGGTCCATATGACTTATCACTAACCCTAGTGATTGTTCCATCCTCTTCTTGTTTAACCTCAAAGAATGAATTAATGTTTTTGTCTTTTAGTGGATACCTAGCAAAGAATCTTGTGTTTCCTTCACTGTCTTTTTGAGATACTACATCTTGAGGTTTAATCTCAGCATCTAAAGGTATTGAAGGCGTCTTAGGCTGCTCAACCACTGTTTCTTCAGCAGCTGCTTCTTTATCCTCTTGGACAGGCTTTTCTACAACCTCTTCTGCTGTATCTACTTCAGCAGGAGCTTCTTCAGCAGGAGCTTCTTCGGTAGGAGCTTCAGCTGTCTTTTCTGTTGGCTCAGCGTCACGATACTTATTCTCTATTTCAATAATGGAGTTGGTAAGCTCTTGTACCTTCTTTGTATCTTTATCTGCAACGGCAGTCTTTAACTGTTCCTCAAGATCAGATACAGCTTTTTTATCTTCTTCAGAAAAGATTTCTCTGTCTATTTTTACTTCCTCTGTTTCTTTAACTTCTTCATCAAGTTCAACAGCCCTATCACCTCTGTCAGAGAATTCTATATCTTGACCGAACTCTTTATACTTAGCGTCAAACTCTTCAAGCTTGTCGTTAATAGCCTCCTTGACAGCCTGCTGTGCATCACCTGTTAGGCTTCCGTCAGAGTATTTTGCGTTCAGCTCTTCTATCTCCGTGCCTAGTTCAGACAGCTGTGATAGCTGTGCTTCATCAGCACCTCTAAGCTCAGACATTGTTCTCATCTGAAGGTTAGCCTTTCTGCGTTGCAGCTGACCTATTAGCTTATCTATAGACTTGTCTTTACCAAACTCTGAGCTTTCTTTTAAAGAAGCTATCTTAGCATTGATCTGCTTAATCTGTCCTGCGTTACGGTATTGAGACGCAGCAACAACATCTTGAAACCTCTTAGGGTCTTTCTTAGCGAGCTTAAGTAAGCTCTTCTGAGCCTCTGTAATGTTACCACTACCCTCTAGATTCTTAGATACACCGTCCATAAAAGACTGTGCCTTAGACCCTCCTGTGGATACTATCTTAGAAGTAGGATCTGCAAGCGTTTCTAATAATACATCACGCAACGAAATCTCTTGCCCTGCGGCTAGTGAACCTAACGCTTCACCAGTACCACCAGCAAGTGACTCTACTGTTGTTTCTACAACGTCTTTGTATAATATTTTGCGACCAGCTTTTGACGACTGCTCTATAACTTCTTCAGCTGTTCCCTTTGCTAGTTGCTCAATAATCTCTTCACCAACTTCACCTACTATCTTCTTTGAGACTTTACCAGCAACACCACCTGAGATACCGTCTATAAGACCAATAACTCCAGCTCTCTTAGCTGCTTTAGACTTGATTTTCCCAATAAGCTCCTCGTTAGCAAAAGCTTGCTTTAACTCTTTAGCATCTGTAATGTCTATACCCTCTTCATCAAGCATAGCCATAATAGTAGTACCGTATTCATTGATAGCAGACGTTGCAAACGCAAAGCCACCAGCAGCACCTACAGCTGTACCTATACCGGGTACAACCGTTCCAGCCGCAGCCCCCGTACCTACAGAAGCAGCTGTCAATGGAGTTTCAGCAGCAGCTCCCATAGAGATGAAAGACTCAGGAAGCGTTCTACCTAGGTCGTACATAAACCCTACAAAGCCATCATTCTTATTATAAAAGAAGTCCCCTTCCTTAGGCTGGTTTTGTTGAATAACCTTCTGAATATCTGCGATCTCTTCAAAGTCTACACTTCTAAGACCAGCATCAGATTCAGCTAATAAGATACCTGTTTTTGCAGCAGCTACAGAACGATTAACCATCTTGTTACCGTACTCTGGATTTTCTTTTAGAACTTCCATTAAGGTAGGCTGGTCTCTAAGTACTCTACTTTCAGATAAGTCTAAAGGACCTGTACCAATTGGAGATGTTTCAGATAGATAATCTAAGAAAGATTTTTTATGCTGCTTAACTTCAGGAGTTTCCTCTGGAGATACTGATTCGCCAACCGAAGATACTGAAGGAGTAGACTCTTCTTTTTTTTTTGGCTCTTCAAAAGATACAATGTTTTCGTACTCTGGATACTTGGCTACTATTTTTTTAGCCAATTCAACATCATCGATGTCATTGTATTCAGGATACTTCGCTTTTACTTTCTGAGCGAATTCATATACTGTAAGCTGCTTATCTGACATAATTATGGCAATAGTATTCCTAGACGATCATTGCTATTTGCAGATGACCCGTTTTCTTCTTGCGAAGATACGTAATTTCTAGAAGCTGTTGGTCTATAGTAGTCTATTGCGCCTTTGCTTTTAGAGTTTATGAAGCTAATATCTTTATCCGTAGCCTCTCTAGTTTCGTACTCTTTTTCTTTTACAGTTTTAAACTCTCCGTCGACTACTTTGTCTACTTCAACAACTCTAGCCTCAGTAACATAAACCCTACCATCTTCATCATATCCAAATGACTCTATGTCATCTATCTTTGAAGGCATAGGATACATAGTTAATCTAGACACGTTTGAAGGGGGTCTAAATAAATCAACTGTAGATTCCGGATATGGCTGTAGCATTTGGAAGCTCTTATCTATAGATCCTCTACCATCCTTGTCGTCTTTCTGTTTGAGATCACTAGGCAATACTTTCATATAGTTCTCTACTAGCTCCTGCTTGTACTTCTCTATAAACTCTTCTCTTTTTTCTTCAGGCTGGTTACGCAAGAATTCTAGCTCCTCCATAGTGTTAAGAGTACCATCTTCACCGCCAGCAAATCCATTACGAATACCGCCCCAAGCCATTGCCTTTTCTACAGAAGACTCATTGGCATTAATAAAAGAATCAGCAAGACTCTCCGCATATCTACGAGCAGAGGTAGCGTTTAGCTGTCCTGTATCATTGTAGAAATCTTTTATCTTGGCTGAGCTCATCTGAGCCATTTTCTGAGCCTGATCTACAGGATTAGCTAGATCGTATTTCATAGACTTAGCAACGACAAATGGTTCTTGTACAGCTAATACAATATCATCAGCTGTTCGCTTTGTACGTCTGTACTCATCAGATAACGATAAGAATTCCTGACCACTAATAGAGTACTTACTAGGGTCTGCTTTATATGCAGCAACCTGAGACCGATATTGATCAGCGTTAGCTATAGCTGTGCCTGCTAATTGTGCGTACGCGCCGTAAGCCTCATCAGCCTTTCTGCGAGCACCTCTATCTCCTGACTCTACAGCACTATCTAATTCTTGTTGATATGCATCCCAAGCTTCTTGAACAGCTGGTTTATCTCCTTCTAGGTATGCCCCCTCCTTCTTCTTGTTGGAGTCAACCCAATCGTTCATCTCATTGATGTTTTGACGCTTCTGCTGCATAGCATTTTGTGCCATTCCCCCGAAGTCAGGTGTCTTGATTATATTTGATGGTACAAATTCCATTACTTGAATTGAGGTTTGTTTAATAGAGAACGAACGAACTTGTGTAGATCTGAGCTTCCTGATTTAGCAAACTTTTGCATCTGCTTAGCCTGCTTAGGGTTAAAGATGTATTCACCGCCAGTCATTTCACCAATCTTAGCGCCATCCTTCATAATGTTTATAGGGTTTTCCTTGTGTGAGAATTTACCCGGAGTCTTTTGAACACCACCCTTTTTCATTGTCTTCATATCCGGCTCTATTTGAAGTGCGCCAAGTACTTTTCCATCAGTAACACTCGGAGTAACTACAACTTCATCTAGCATCACACTTCCTTCTGGAATACCAACACCAGATGTAGCGCTAGTGCCAGTTTGTGACATAGCATTTTCTGGCTGATAAAACATAGAAGGTCCGCTAGACTTTTTAGACTTTTTAGTCTTTACTCCAGATGTTTTCTTGCCTATAAGACCTTCTGCTTTAGCTCCTTGAAACTGAACACCAGCTTCCAATACATCACCAAGACCTCCAGAGATGTTCTGCTGACCTGCAGAGATAGCATTCATTGCCAAGTCTTCCTCACGATTCTGTCTAGTAACATCACGCTGACGTTGATATTCAGCACCTCTGGTAGCTTGAGTCATAGCCTGCATAATCTCTGCCTGCTGTTGAGTTAGCGCTTGTGTCTTCGCCCCAGATCCTGATGCGGTAACAGCTCCGATACCTCCAATTACTCCACGGCTTCCGGCTTGCTGTAGTGCAGCTGTAGATGTAGCCATACTCTTGTTGATCTCATCTATCCTGCGCTTAGATATTTCGCTAGCCCTTGCTTGCTTGATTAAATCAGCATACTCAGAAGGCGTTCCAGTAGGTGCCTCATAAGCGCCAGCAAGAGCTTGCTTACCCTTGCTTTTTTGCCAAGCGCCATATCCGGCTTTTGCTACACCGGCAGCACCCTTGGCTAATAACATCATTGTAATTGGATCCATACTGCAAAAATACTAATTTTAGTTATGCGCTTTAGAATCAGCGATGATTGTGTTTATCGCAAATAACTCTATAGGCTCTGTTGTTGTTTTTTCTATTCTTACTTTCATATAGTAGTCTCTGATCTGATCACCCTCAATAGCTGAGTCACCAACCACTACCAATAAATCACCAGCTGTAGCCGATACATTACCACTAAATACTATGGTGTCTCCATTCACAGATACTGGGCTTACAGCTTTGCTTATAAGCGTGGCTCCAGATACACCGTATAATGTAGCTGTGCTACCTAGCGGGAACGATGTAGATATCTTAGTAGAGAATGTTACGTCTGTATCGTTAACCACATCTGACGCAACTTCTCCAAGTGAGAATATCTCGCTTGTGCTAGACACTGAAGAAATTGTAGATGCATATGAAGATGTTGATCCGTGTATATACGAATAGTAGAACCCTTCCTTCTTACTGAAAGAGCTTTCAGCTATCGTAGATGTCTGGTCAGTAGTATATACTGTAGCTGACCACGGAGAATTACCTTCCAGCGACATAGATTCAAACGTCTTGATAGATGATGGTTCTGCATTAGACACAACCTCTACTACAGAAGCTACAGCTTCACTACCGTACCAGCTGTTTCTGTTGGCAGTTTCATCGTGTTTGTATATTTTACCGTTCTTGAATGTATACATTACAGAGTGTACAGAATCCACACGCTCAGGAACAAAAGAGTATAGCGTTGTCCAAACTCTGTCGTTTATTGAGTATGCAGCTGTGAATGCACTTACAGTGCTTGATGATGGATCAATACCACCTACATCATCTGATGTACAATAGTTGTTGTCAAATATGAACGATGGTGTATACATATTTACACGTATAGCAACAAAGAAATCAAACGAACTATTCGTAGCTACTCCTAGTACATTACTTGCTTGATATGGCAGTGACACATATACTGGTGCTCCGCTTGACAGCTGATCTAAGTATACTACTGCTTCTACACCTGAGTCAAAGTAGTCACACGTTTCGTCAAAAGTTCTTGGGTCGTTAGAGAATCCAAACACTGCCGACGGATTGTATTGTGTCTGTACTAAGACTTGAGTTCCAGACGAATCCAAAGACACTGGATAACTGTAGTCACCTACGGTAACAGCAGATTCTGTAACCTCTCCAGAGTGTATTACATAGTGGTCATTATCAGAGTCAATACCGCCGCCAACTAAATGTGAGCTGTACTTAGATACGCTCTCAAACCTATCTTCAAAGTATGAAGACATATTTACATCGCTAACGATTGTAATTCCCTGCGAGTCTATACGCAGCACCTTGGCTGCATTAACATCAGCAAAGTATGTCATACCATCCTTAAAGGCGACAGACTCTGGGTGATTACCAACTCCGTATTCACCTACGTAATAGGCTTCAGCGCCTAATACATTCGTGTCTACAGTTACTAAGTTCTCACCAGATCCAGTTTGAATGATGTTTCTGTTTACAGGGAGTCTACCTGTTCTCTTCTCTTGTAGGTAGTATAGCACATCGTTGTATCCAACCATATACTTGATACTTCCGTACTCGTAGGATATGTCCTTATAGTTGGCTAGAGACAAGTTGAATGAAGACAGGTTCAAGCTCAGGCTGTCCTCAGCATCAAAGTCAGAATAGGTTATAGAGCCACTACGCTTAACTTTCTTTGCGTCTGGTATATAAGCTATAGGACGGCCAATAGAAGTGCTCTTAGAATCAAAGAAATCACTTACAGAGTAGTCTTCTATGTATTCAATAACTGCGTTCTGTCTTTGCCATCTTTGTGTAGACCAGTTAGTAGGCTGCTTATTCTCTATGAATAGGTTTCTCAAGCGCCAATACACATCCCCTTTCTCAATCTCTATAACCGTTTGTGGATTAGTTACTGTATATGTGGCAGATGGCGGTGTGGAATTAGCTGTACCGTATACATAGTATCCAGAATCATCATTCTTTACATAGTCTACGTATATATCGTAATCGTTAGAGAATAGTATATCCCCCGGAAATACTTTTATAGATGTAGTAAACTGCACATCAGTAGCTGTACTACCAGCAACAATAGTTACAGGTACAGAGGTTGATGTTCTGTCATCATTGTGAGATCCATTAATTATAGTGTAGTTCGTACCTATCTCATAATATATCTCAGTGTCAGATTTCTTTTTGTTTTTTACGATCTCAACTATACATCTATCAAACCAAGCACTTTCGTTAGCGATGATTTTCTTGCGTGTAAAGTTTGTTGCATCAGGATTTTGTTTTACAACAAGGAATGAACCTGTAGTAGCAGAGATTGCCGCTTCATTTATCTTGTTTAGAATTGGGTTATTGTCATCTTCTAACAGTGTTACAAAATCCACGACCTCAAAATCTAGAGAGGTTCTAGCGTTTCCTGAAAACTTAACAATTCTTAGTCGATCTCCTTTTTCAAATGTGTATGATATGTCCGCCCCTTCTCCTTTTATATATCCACCATCTTTATCAAACAACTGGTTTAATGATACGTATATGGTTCTTGAAGATGAGAAGCTGCTTAACTTAAAGTCTTCTCTAAATGGAACATACGCGCCTTGAACACCATACATAAGCTTCAGCTCTGTATTTCCACTACCAGTGTATACTGGTGCCCAACGCTTAGCCCAATCTGGTGGATCATTCTTAAGACGTACTACAGCTGTAGATCTACCCGTTATTGCCGGAGTGTTGTTAGCAAGGTTTGTTAGAGACTTCCTACTCCCCAGCGCAGACATATACACAGAGCCAAGCTCTTGCACACCTGAGCTGCGGTTCCTGTCATCATAGTATACAACACCGAGTTTGTGTGAAGACCCAGACTTGAAAGCCCTGTATCCATTGGCATTCTCCATCGCTACAAAACTACCTACAGATAAATCTTCATTAGACCAGTCTATAGCGTATGGTGGGTTATTTATAGTGTTCTGTAGTTTTATAACCTCAGCGTTTACTACTTCTCTTTTATTGCCGCCGAAGTAAAATGAGTTTAGGTATAACTCAGCTTTTACAAATCTAAACCTAAACTGAGAGCTATTAGATGAGTTCCAGAAGTCTATTTCAAATTCTAACTTGCCCTTGAAGTCTCCAGACTCATTTGTAAATGGTGTGCTAAATCCAGTTCTCAATGTGGTTAATGATTGGCCACCATCCAATGGAGATAAAAGAGATATATATCTGTCTCCATCTAATTTAAACTTAACTAAATCAGATACGTCTTGTTTATTTGTTCCAATAGGAATGTCTATAATTCGCTTTACTGCAACGCCATTCATAAAGAATTGTATACCGTCCTTAGCTTCGTCTAATCCAATTGTTTTTGCATTGTCTCCATTCTCATCTGCACTTGTTACATAGTAATCACGAGCAAAGTTTAGGTTATTCCCACCGCTGTCCGTTATAGTAATCTCATCAGCTCTATACACAAAATTTATAAACAGCTTGCCACCATCTGGGAAACTGTTAGGTAATGATGAGTAATCAATTTCAACGTAACCTAATAATACAGCAGCTGTAATATTATATACCGGCTCTTCATCGTAGTGGTTTGGTAACACCTCAGCTTGAGATATATTTACATTATCGTATCCTTCGGTATATCCGCCGTACATTAACCTGCCGCTAGTGATCTCTTGAGAGTCAGCTAACTGAGGAACATTATCATATAGTTTGTTCTGCTCTGTTGCTGGCAATGCCGTACCCAACTTATCGTTAGTAAACCTGATAGTCTTTACTCCGGTGCCAACTGTGTTGCCTGCCTCCTCGATAAGGTAGAACGTGCCTTCATTACCTTCACGTGCGTATACAGCTATCTTATCCACATCTGCAGGTGAGTTGCTTACAGATACATTAATTTGATTCCAATAGTTCAACTGTCCAGCAGTAGAAAAAGAATCTCTTAGCTGTGGCACAGATATACCAAGTTCAGAATATGGTGACATCGCACTGTGCTCACCATCTTCATAGATGTATTTGTAAGCGAACTGGAAGTTCTTTTCTTTTATTCTGTTTTCCTTAACCGTACTATTGTTAGCCAAGGCAACGTAAGGTGGATCTAATGGTGGTTGCTTTGCAGCAGTGATCACCAATAGCTTCTCCTTATCAGTACCAGTCAACAGCTGTGGATATCCGTTTACGATAGCCTTAGTAGTGTTGATCTTTTTAGGATCTGTGAGACCGTCGTTGAAGTACAGCAGTACATCTCCGTTGATGTTCACATATATATTGCCTTTAACTAAACCGTTCTCAGTAAACTCTAATACAGAGTCTCTCATTACACGTTGCGCTTGATTAGCTCCTACGCTGTAACGATAGATGCTGTGATCATCATTGCTGTTCCAAATAAAGTAGAAGATAAATCCTAGCTGCTCATCAGATACACTACCAATAACCTTGTTGGTGCCAGCAGGTAATGCGTGACTAAGGTCAATAGCTGTATTGCCATAAGCATTCTTAAGGACCATTGCATCGCCATCTTCCTCGGTTGATACACGGACGTTTAAAGCATCCGTCATTTCAACCGACTTAATCAAGCGTTCATCATCGTCCTTGTTTAAGTATCTCGGTGTAAGTTTATGTACAGCCATTTATTAGTATTTAGGAGACTGTCTGAAGTTCTTGCGTAGCATTGCTAATGCATCCTGCTTACCAAATGACTTCATACGAGCGTTAGCCTTACGTCTTTCATTGTAGTATTCTTGTCTTGCTCTAGCTTTCTCGTTAGCTGGAACATTACTCTTTCTCTCAATGATCTTGTAGTACATATAAGCACGTAGTGCCTCTTCAATAAATATGTGTACCACAGGGTTTTCAGATCTAGCTTCGTCACCTACATACTCAATAAGTACCTTAGCTACAGCTGAGTTAGTTGACAGCTCGATTCTGTTTTGCTCAAAGTTGATACGGTATTCTCCAAGACCTTTACCGCCACCAAGTCCATACAATCGTCCGTTAGATGTATTAGAGATGTAGTCTCTGTATACATAAGACTCAAACGCTTCTTGGTACGATGGGAACCCTGCCTGAGTATTCGTCTTAAGCAAGTTCATATGTTTGTTTTCTACAAAGCTGTAGACCAATCCATCAGATCCTAGCACTCCAAGTTTTGTAAGTCCCACGAAATCAACAGGTAAGTCAACGACACTTAAATTAGAGTCTACATCCAGCTCGGCTGTCTTGATTCGTTGGTTCATATCAAAACCAATCTCACGCATACCTCGCAAAGCAAAGTTCCTTACAACAACATCACTAACGTTAGATGCATAATCATCACCAGCTAAGGTAAGTATGAAGTCATTGGCTACTTGATTTATAGATACTGTTTCCTGTGACATTATTTATTTTCGTCTTTCTGCTTCTCAACAGCTGCAAACTGAGCAACATCTGCATCTCGCAAGTTAATACCAATCATCTGTGCAATCTCAATGACAAGGTCCATATAGTAGTGCTCTGGCAACTCAAAGTCAATACTACTGCTAGGGCTGTAAATCTCAACACCGGGAACTGTAGACACATAACCAAATGATGGCTGTGATGCAATCTTAGCTCCAGTAATAGCATTAAGTCCTTCAGGTAGCTTGTAGTAGCGTAGATCAATTCTATTGATCGTCGTAGGGAACACTTCAATATCAGAAGATACAATAGCAACAGGAGCCTCAGCGCTTGGCTTTGAGATGTCGCTAGCTAGTACACGATCAATGTCTCTCTGATTGTATACGATTTGAATCTCAGTACCTAAGAATGTTCCAAGTGCATATGTAGACTTAGTATTCATAGAGATTATTCTACCAAGAACTGATGGCTTCTCAAATACACCATTAAGTTTTGTTACCGTCTGCTTCTTTGCGAACACAGAAAGATCTTCATCTATTTGTTTTTGTTTGGCTCTATCGCCTCCTTGATCAAAACCTGCTCTGCGTAAACGCAATGCGTTCATACCGCTGTCAAACAGCCTGTTGTATATATTCATCTGTGCGGCAGCAGCGAACTCGTTAAAGACCGCTGGGCTTACAAAGCCCTTCTGGTCCTTGTTAACCAAGTCCTTCAAGGTGCTATATACTCTATTTACACTTGCCATTAGATAATTCTTTGTTAAGGCAAAGATACAAAAAAGAAGGGGCTACATTTCTGCAACCCCTTCATACATAGTAACTTATAAGTATCTTATAGTCTGTCTAGTTCTTCTAGCAATCGATCATATACAGGAGCACCCTTTTCTGTCAAGCAGAAACGAGTCATCACATCTACAGGATCTAGACCTGCAGCAGCTGTAACAATCAAACGGTTAGTATCAAACCAGTACATACCATCAGCCTTCTTGTTCAAGATTTGGAAGTCAATAGCCTGAAGTACAGCTGACTTACACTTAACCTGTGGGTTGTCAAACAACTCTACAAAACGTGTAGGGTTCTTCTTAGCGTCCATCAATAGGTCACGACGGATTTCAGCACTCTTGCGCTTAGTGTTAATACCTAAGAACATTGCCACTGGTAAAAGCTCAGATATATCTTTATCACGAACCATAGATATAGCATCAAATTGTGTGAACTCACGCTCTAGATCTTCTTCAGCAGAGCGAGACTTGTCAATCATTTCAAATAAACCACCACCATTTGCTCTGTTGTCAGGGTGACTTAATAAAAACTGTAAAAGGTTTGGTTTTTCAACAGGAACAAACAACATCTTATCTCTAAATACAATATGCTCACGTTGTGCGTGTTCACTTTGATCCTCTACATAGATAGATGGTTCGTTAGGTGCGTATCTTATCTGACGAACTTTGTTTTGTTCTTTGTCAAAAACTGTTACGTTTGTTCTAATAGGACACACAATACCACCGCCACTAATAATCTTAAATGAAGATGGTTTAGATTGGGTATTGTCAAACTCCTTAAAGGAGTATTCTTTTTTAGCAGCTATAGGGGCCGCTGTAGTTTTTGTAGAAGCTGTAGACGCAGATTTGCGCGCGCTTGCTGAGGGCTTTGTATTTGCCATTGTTGTAATAATTAAATGAAATTAAAAAGTAAAGATGAAAGGGGAGACCGAAGCCTCCCCATCATCATATGTTTTGACCTTACTTGATCAATACGTGTTGGTTAGCTGCACGAGTAACCAAGTTACACTCAGAACGGTAGTTGAACTGCAAGCTATCTTCGTTAGTGTTAGAAACACCTAAGATAGAACCTGTCATCCAGTGCTCCATTTCACGAGAGTATCCGTTAACAGCTTTGTAGTTCATCTCTAAAGCCGCAGCACGCTCGCCAGACTTAGGATCAATTACAGATGTCAATGGAATCATTACACCCTTGTAAGCAGAACCACCTAACAATGTTGGGTCGTTCAACAATTTCCAAGGCTTCTTGTGGAATGTGTATCCACCACGAGTGAATGATTGGAATCCTAGTTTTACAGCTTGGTCAGCATTAGCGAATGCACCAAATGCACCAGCACCTACTGTTGGACCACCTGTGGCAAATCCAGCAGCACCATTAAGGCTAGCTACCATATCGTCAATCTCTAACAACTCAGCTGTGTTCGCGTAGATAGCGTACTCAGGAGCAGAACCTTGCTTGTCCAATTCAGCAACAATTAGGTCAAGATCACCCAATCCGTTTGTAGCGAATGATGGAGCTACGATACCACGATCCTCAATAGCAGCAAAGTAACCTTCAGAACCTTGAACGGTTTTTCCACCTACAGTAGCTGTATCATTCTGTCCTAACAACATCATCATCTCACGCTTGTCAAGGAAACGCTGACGAGTGTCTGCCTCACCTTTGATGTACCAACGGTAATCACCACCACCTAAGTTGATGTAACCAATGTTAGTAGCTTGAGAACCGGTAACCTTAAATGTCTCTTTCAAGATCATATATGGGTTAGTACGGAAAACAACATTGCTTTCCAAGAAGCGGTTAGGCTGGTCAGAACCTTCAGCGTACAAGTTACCAATGATAGGAGCATTCAATGCATTACCAGCAGCAGCAGCTGCGACAACAGTACCTAAAACCTCTACGGTTACAGCACCAGTGCTTTCATTGATAGCTGTAACTACGTAACGATCTACACCGTGAAGGATAACGTCGTTTACACGAACAGTCATTACCTCGCTACCTGCTAGGTCAACAGTGAACTGAGTAGCAGAATCCCACTCACCTACTTGCTTAGCGTGCAAGCGAGCTTCTTCAAAGTATTCTACTTGTTTTGCAGAACCGTTAGCTTTTACAGCTCCGGTCATTTGCAAGAATCCAGTGATACCTTGATCACCGTATGTTTTTACTAAAGCTTCACGTACGTCTGGACGGTCTACTTTGTTGATGAAGTCACCTAGTGCGGTGTACTTCGCTGGATCCAACTGACGGAAAGCGCTCTGTACGCCACCGCTAATTGAAGGAGTTCCTGTTAGTGCCATTTTCTTTTAGTTATAAATGGGTTATAAAAATCTTAATGTCTTATCTGCACCAAGCGCATCAATGATTTGCTTAGCGAGATCATCCTGTGGCTGTGCCTGAGCCACACCAGGGCTTTGACTAGATACGTTAGACGCTTGCTCAACGATCTTACGCTGCCCATCACTTAAACCCTGCTGATATAGACTTTTCGCAATCGCATCTATATTATCCACCACGGCTTGGTGTGTATTGAACTTGTCGTAATCCCATTGACCATCGTTACTCACGTACTGATCAAAGAAAGATTCTAAGTTGCTATTCTTATCTACAAGCTGATTCTTGTATTCGTCAGTAATACCGAAGTTAAACTCACCACTAGGCAAGTCAAAGGATAACGCCTCTAACGCTTCAGTCTCCTGTCTCATACTTTGAATCCACTGCTCGTCAATAGGACTAGTAGCTGTAGAATCATTATTGTCTACCGGCAAAGTGTAAGAGCTGCGCAACTCTTCAATCTGCGTTCTAGACTTATTAGCATCAATTTTAAGCTGAAGCTTAGATAGCTTTATTTCATCATCTATATACAAATCTTCATCAAGCTTGTACTTAGATCCTAAAAGCATATCAACCTCCTCAGACGACAAGTCTGGGTACTCATTGATCATTGACATCTTTACAGCTGTCATATCATCCATTTCGGACGGGTTGATCGATTGGTACTTAAACCAGTCTTCTGGTGAACGTCCGGTATTCTCGACAAAGTCGGCAATAACCTTAATTCGCTCATCAATTTCTGCTTCTTGTGGAGTAAGCATTCCCTTCAAAGTGTCAATACTATCTAGCTGTACCCCTAGCGTTTCGCTCAAGTACTGTGCTACAATATCATCACTAATCTGAGGCGCTTGCTCCTCAATTTCTGTATTTAAAGAACTTTGCTCTGGCTCACTAGGAGCTTCAGCCTCTGTTTCTACTGTATCTTGAGCCGAGTCAACTTCCGTTTGCGGCTCAGTAGCTGGTTCAGAAAAGTCAAAGTCAGCAACCACACCCTCTGGGATACCTGATTCCTGCATTGGCTCTTGAGATGCTTGCACCTCTTCTGCACTAGCTGTTTCCATTTCAAATCCAGCGTCACCTAGTACGCTTTCTAATTCGTTTTCGCTACTCATAGCATTTGTTTTAAATTGAACTTTTATGTTACAAAATTAAATAAAAAAGAAACACAGTTTCCCGTACTCCTTTGCTATTCAGTTATTTAGAATATGTTTTGTTTTATCTATATTCATTGAAGTACTTTATTACTTCACTCTCTAGTTTTGAGTCCATTACATAAGTTCCATCGTACTCTACACTAGTGAATGTATCCTCATCATCTTCTGTTATTTCAATCTTGTATTCTACATCATTGTAAACAACTTTAAAATACTCACTACGCTTTATCATCTTGATATCTTCATTAGAATGAAAGACAGCCTCAACGTCTTTGTGGTCAAGCCCCGGTAAGTTTTTTAATCTACATACATAACGAGCATAGTTATTGCCTTGAGTGTCCACTATGAAGTTTTCTTTTAACGTGGTCATTATGTAAAATTGCTGTTCCTTATCTAACCCCCCGTAATCAAATCTACCTGTAAATTTAACTAGTGGGAAATCCATAATTACAGTTTTGACATCTTTGGATAACTCACCAAAGTCAACTTCTGTTTTTACAGCTGAAGGCTTTGTGGGTTCTGAGTCGTATGGCAACAACATAATGTCGTAATACAACTTTAGACCTATTTTGTCTTTTATATTTTTAGTCTTTGTCCGTTGCATACTTTACACCCATAATTGTACCGACTATACTAAAGGCATTAGTAAGCAGTATACCGAACATATTAGACCAAGTACTTCCTATGATTTGTGTATCTGTACCAGAGCCTATTGCCCAAGCGTACATAACTGTAGTTAACACACCTACACCTACAATAACATATAAAGCAACCTTAACTATAGTGCTTATAAGCTCAAACTGTGTGCGCTTCTGCATTACCTCTAAATCCTCTAATGCTTCGTCACGCAGCATCTTACTTTCTTCTAGTGAATTCTGAAGCTCTATAACTAAAGCTTCCTTAATTACAGCTACCTCTTCAAGCTCTTTGTTTTGCTTCTGTACTTGCTTTGTTATCTGTAGTCTTTTCTTTCTAGAGGATATATCTTTACGCTTACACTCTTCAATGTATTCTTTAACAACAGGATCAGAGGTGTCTGAAAAAAGCTTAACGAAGTTTCCTTCTATATAAACCTTCTTAGCCTTAGCTTTTAGTATAGCCTCTTTTACTGTGTCCTTAGAACTTATCATCTATATATCTTAAAGGAATTTGTTTTGTCTTTGTACCCCTCGTAGTCTTCTTTAAATTCTTCTAAGCGTGGCTCAATTTCATCAGACTTAATAATCCAAAACTGTGCGCCTGCTTTCTTAGCTTTTTCTATTTCTTGTTTGTCATCAGAAGAAGATATAATACCAATGACACAGCCATTACCGTATTCAAAATTAATCTTGCGAATCATCTCAATACCATCAAAGCTACTGCCTATAATGTTTAGGTCTACGAATACACACTCAGGCTTTTCATCATTAGGGTCATCGGGAAACCATTCTTTAAATTTTTTATTTGCTTCATCAGAAGAGTCTAGGGCTTCTAGTGAGAGTGTTATATCAAGGATGCTGCACGCATCTTCAAATACCAAGTGGAATAGGTCTTCATCGTCTATAAGTAGTATAGAGTTTATCATCATTTTATCTTTATAAGTAATTTAGTTCCTTGTTGTTGTTTTTCAGCTCTAATTGTAAATCCGTGTTCTTTTAATATAGCAAGACAGATATTTAACCCAAGTCCACTACCGCCTTCATCTTGATTCTGTTTTCTAGTGTAAGGCTTTGAGAATTCAACGAACTCTTCTTGGGTGATGCCCCTTCCGTTATCTTCAACGCATAGGGTATAATCATTCTGCATATATATGGATACAAATTTAGTAGAGCTGTCGTTGTACTTTAAACCATTGCGTATTAAGTTATCAATGGCAGTACAGAACAAGGGTTCATTAACTAGTAATGATGGAAGCAGTCCTATTTGAACTTGTTTTATATATGATGTACTCTTAAGATAATCTGTTAAAATGTGTGTAACGTTATGCTTTTCTTTATCTAGCTGTGCATCTTCTTTAACCAAGTTGGTAAACTCTTTTACACCAGCGTAAACTTTCTGCGTGTGACGCAGACCTTCTTCAAGCATTTTAAGTGGTGCTTGTATATTTAGGTTTTTAATATCGTCTTCTGTGATCCTGCGTTTTAAGGAGCTTAAACCTCTAGGCATATATGTGTTTATACCGCTATGCATATCGTGCCTTAGAATCTTCGCAGCGTGTTCTAAGTAGGAGTTTTTTTGATTTACTAAAGTCTCAGTTTCGTGCTGTAGTGTTACGTCTGTTGCAATCTTTAAAACCTTACTGTATTCTCCCTTTTTGTTTTTTACAGGCGTGTAGTGACCAAACAGCCAAATCGGTTCTCCGTTTTTAGATATACGCTCAAATTCACCGCTTATAGTTTTGCCCGATTTAAGCTGCCTCCAGAAATTATCATACTCCAAGCTTTCCTTGTAGTCTTCGGGGACTAGCTTGCTGTGATGTGTACCTTTAGGGTTATAGTATCCAGTAAGCTTTCCGAACTTATCATTTGCTGACTTAATGATGCCATCCATATCCATAGTTACCACTATGTTAGAATTATCAATAGCCTTCATTTGCATATCAATATTTTCTTCTTTTATCCTTGTTGAGTTTACAAAGCTGTATACAACGTAAGAAAAGAATGGCATAAATGTAATAACACATCCATACCCGAATTCAGCCAGTAAGTAAGAGGGTTCACAGAATCTAAATACAATGCAGGTTTGCACTGCAAAAAACACAAGCATTATTGCACCAGATACAATTAGACATATTTTTGATATGCGATTCATTCATTTTTCTTACGAAGAAAATACCAGCGCTGCGCTGTATATCCGATAGATATAATAAGTAACAACATCTTCAGTGCTGTTTCAACTTGAGACATAGAGATGCTAAGAGTTGTAGCGTTTAATAGTAGTACTTTGATGTCTGTCTCGTCCATTACCATTTAACCTTATTTGCCCAGTATGCAGCGCTTAATACACCCTTAGCTATATTCCTGCCGTGACGAGCTTTAAATGATTTGCGTTTAGCTTTCATCTTAGCAGACTCCCCTGCCTTTGGCTTACCTGCTGTAGATGCACCCTGCTCACCGAAGCGGATGGTCTTGATCTTATCGCCCACCTTAGCAACCACAATGTGTGATTTCTTAGGGTGGTTAGGAGTACGCTTAGGCTTGTTAAAACCGCTAACTCCTGCTCGTTCTAAACGTGAATCCTTCTTTGCTTTCATAACAGCAAAGATATAAAAAAAGAGGGCTACATTTCTGTAACCCTCTCAGTGTCAAACAATTGGTTATAAAGTTATTCTGTAACCTCTTCAGCTTCTTCTACAACCTCTTCGTACTCCCCAGTCTTGAGGTCTACCGTGATTGCGCCGTAAGCTTCTTCTAGCTTTTTCTGTTCTGCTTGCAAAGATTCCTCCATAGCTGTAACTTGGAGTTGTGCTTTGTGAGCGTTGTTCATTACATCACCAAGGATCGTCTTCGCTTGGTTCAAGTTGGATACAGCACCTTGGATGGCGCTTAGTTCCTCTTCTTTGAGCTTAGCCTTTTCAGCCATAATCTTTAAATATTTAAGTTAATTAACGTGGTACAAATATAATGCAAATATCTATTCAGCTGTCGGTTCGTCAGCAGGCTCTAAGACAACTTCTGTAGCAGGCTCTGAGATTGTCAAAGTGACAGAAGAAGGCGATGCAAGTTCTGTTAGCTGTGAGTCTAATGAAGCTTCTATTTCAGTAACGCGCTCTGCTGTTAATGCTGCTTTAGTCCAAGCAATCATATTTTCGTGAGTTACAGAATCAAAAGCTGTAAATCCAGATAAGTCAGCAGTCTCTAGAGTTTGCGTTCCAATGCTTGTAGCGCTGTGTGTTCCGTCTGTTACTGTTACACGCCAGTGTACATTATAGACTACCTGAGATTCGGTTGTTCCGTTCTCGTCTGTGTGTGTTGGATACGCATCTACTGTGCGACAATCCCAAGTGTAAGTGTTCATAGTTTATTTATTTATGTAAAGAAAAATTTTTCATCTGTTAAATCCAATTTTGTAGATTGTTATTTTATTAATACAAAGATGCAGAACCTCCTGCAGAAGTTTGACTCCAATTTCCTGTAGTGTCGTCTAATCCCCCTCCTTCAGCTGTAGCTTCAAACCCTAAGCTTGTAGCTAAACTTGCATCTCCTGCTGTTATAGGAACTCCACTGTTATACAGAGTTGTAACCTCTGTTGATGTCAACAATCTATTAAACCAAAAAGCAACATTATCATACTCAGCATTCCTATCACCAGCACCATTAAATGCTACGTTAATATACATATGCGTTTTTGCAAATGCTGCTCTTGTACCATTAGCTGTTGTAATAGTAGTGTTAAAGGCAACACCGTTCCAATACAGCTTTAAGCCATTTGTTGCTACACTTTGAGTAGGATCAAACGTTCCTGCCAAATGTACAAAACCATCTGAATTCACAGGACCTGTTGATGAACTGTGCCATTTAGATATGTTTCCAGATGCTGAGTTTTGGTTAAGTGCCCAGTTTATGTGATGATTAGACGTTCCTGCTCTATATCTAAATACAAATCTATTAAACCCATAATCATATATAAGCATTAGCCTATTTGAATTAGATCCACTGTTTGAATTTATTTCAAATAGTAATACGTTTGTGTCTGAAGCTGCCCACGAAGGTTTGATCCATAAACTAAAAGAAAAAGGTCCAGCACTAGTCCCAGCATTACCTGTGAATTCTGCACCACCGTCATTTTCTCCAAAGTTCCAGTAGTATAGGCTTTCAGTAGCAGCACTATATCCATAAAAGTCACTCATATCAAAAGGCGCTGTAAACCCAGCATCTAATGAAAGTACTTTTAAAGAATTACTTGTGTTACCTAACTCAGCTTTGATATCTGAAATAGTTATTTTCCCACTGGTTTGCAATGCCATCTTATCTGTTTTTCAGTTGTTCTTCTAAGCTTTCTACTTTAGCAGTAAGCTCTTTAACAGCTTCAATAAGTACAGCTGTAATATTGCCGTATGCAACAGATAGCATTTCGTCTTTATGCTCTGACACCAGCTGTGGTAGCACGGCTTGTACTTCTTGGGCTATAACCCCTATAGACTGTTTTTCTTCACCTATTTTATTGTAAGTAACACCTCGCATCGCCTTGACTGATTCAAGAGCATTAGGCAATGTCTTTACGTTTTCTTTAAGTCTAGCATCAGAGAATGCTGTAATATCGCCATCCGCTGTTAAGTTACCATTAGAGTCTAACGAAATACCTGCGCCGTTAAAATTGGTATAAGTAATCCTATATGCATTCTGGCTATAGTCAATACCGGCCTTCCAAACATTGGTTCCATCATCGTATTCGGTAAACGCATCTGCAGAAACACCGGATATTAGCATCGCACCAAATGTTGAACCTGCTACGTGTAGCTGCCTAGAGGGACTCGTAGTCCCGATACCAACGTTGCCGGTGTTGGTAATACGGAAATGTTCGTCCGCATTGGTGCTTACAGTAAAGTTATTTGTATCTAACGAAACATAGTTCCAAGTACGGCTATCCGTACCTATTGCAAGTATTTGAGTTCCATCATTTGTCGGTCTAATATATGAGTTGGTTCTGCTCATATAAAATCCATAGCCGTGCATACGTGTTTCAGAACCATCACTGAAGACAGACTGAACATAACTATCAGAAGTGCCGTCACCTGATTTTATGTTTCCTATAACCTGTAGTTTCTGAGCAGGACTCGTAGTCCCGATCCCAACGTTGCCTCCGTTTTCAATATGTAATTTTGTAGATCCCGCTGTGTTTAGGAAAGAAAAATCGCCATCTGAACCCATTTGTATTTTTGGATCTCCTGAAGATGCAGAGGTATTGAATGATATGAATGAATTGTTAGATACAAGCGCAATATTACCAGCAACAGACAGCTTTTGACTAGGACTAGTAGTCCCGATACCTACGTTGCCTGAGCTGGTAATACGCATACGCTCATCAAATGAGCCAGTGTTGCTAGATGTAAAAAACGCAAGCGCTGATTTACTGTCAAACCAAGCGTTGCCAAGATGCCTAATGCCAGCGTTACCGTATGTCGCACCAGTATTCTCAAACAACAGCTCGTTGTAGTTTTGGTATGCTGTTCCAGATACAGTGGCAAGATTAGCGGCAATTCTAAGGTTTGTAGCGTCCTCATTTCCAGCAATTCGCATAGTGCCATTTACATCTAGCTTGTAAGCTGGACTAGTCGTCCCGATACCTACGTTGCCAGTGTTGGCAATACGGAAATGCTCAGTGGCATCTTTGGCTACTACAAAGTAATTCGTATTAACGTTTACGTAGTTCCAAGTATTGCCATCATTACCAAAAGCCATTACAGCATTCTTGTCAGCCGTCGGCCTGATATAAGCTGTTGTTCTGTTTGTTTGAAGACCATACCCTCTAATCTCGGTATAAGCTCCATCGCTATGGTATGCTCTAATCGCCGTATCTATTCCGGCGGAGCCGTCGCCAGTTTGAAGGTTAGTAGAAGGGCTATTGGTTTTTATACCAACGCCAGTAGAGTTAGCCATCATCCAAGTGATGTCTAGATCATCAGTAGCTGGTTGGTCGTATTCAGTATCCGTTCTACCAACTTTAAACAGGTTGTCGCCAATTTGAACAGCGCCGTGAGCTGTTGCTGAATTCCCCGGTGCACGCAGCATCAGGTAATCGCCGGAGGTAGATCCCCACCCAACAGTCATCATTGCTTGCCAAGGCTCTACCCACCCGCTATTATAGTAAGCCAGTGGGTTGGTGTTTGACACTGTAATAGGCCCCTGCACGTGTAGCTTGCTCTGAGGACTCGTAGTCCCGATACCAACGTTGCCTCCATTGAAATGTGAAACAGCATTTGGTCTACTGTCTAGTCTAATAATGTTTGCGTTGTATTGGTCTTTTAATGCAAAGTCCGCGCCAGTAGCTGTTGGATTTAGGTATGCAGTTTCTAAATTAGAAAGCTGCCATCCTTGTATACCGTCTACATCTAAACGTCTAGAGGGACTAGTAGTGCCAATACCAACTCTACTCGTAGACCCATCAATAAACATTTGTGTGCTTCCACCCGCTACGAAGCCTATATCATCTGCAGAGCCTGCTCTTAACCACACGTCATCATACGCGTATAGGTCTATTTGCCTACCGCTTACTTGTGTTGTATCTGTTACAGCACTTGTAACCGCTGAGGTTGTTACCTTTTGGATTTGATGCTCAGTATCTCCTTCAAATGTTATCGCACCGTTAACGTCTAGTGTGGAAGCTGGACTAGTAGTCCCGATACCTAAGTTGCCGCTGCTATTCAAAGTCATATTTTGGCTTATGCTAACAGCTCCACCAATCACTGATGTTTGGCCACCCCCAGAATACCATCTATGTTCGTTACCGTTGATATAGTATGCGCCTCTTGTTAATGTAGCTCCTGAAGAACTGACAAATCCGTGAGAGGTAGCTGTATCTGGTTTTAAGCCGTATCCTATCATTGGACCACCTGAGCTTCTCACCCCACCTAGAACAATAATATTACCGTTGCTATAGGTTCCATATGCTAATACAGATCCGTTTGTAGATGTTGCACCGAGCGTAATGCTATTAGTTGTTGAGCTTCCTCGGCTGGTTACGGTTGCGAGCGTATCTGTTTCAGTATATGAGGTTAGGTAGTTCTGACTAGTAACCCAAGACTGTGTAGCTAATGTATTGCTGTTCCAAGTAAGTGCAGACGTTTGAAGGTCCATTGCTCCACCTGCATCCAGTGTAATATCGTTGGCCTGAATGATGAAGTCTTTCCACACGCCATTGTCCCAGTCTCTAGAACGTAATCTACCTAGGCTGGTTCCCGACAATTGGTAGTCTATCACGACAGCTTCGTTAACACCGGCTGGATTAGATCTAATACCACCCTCAAGTGTCATTACGCCATCAACGTGCAGTTCACTAGAAGGACTTGTAGTACCAATCCCGACGTTGCCGCCCGCTTCAATGCGCATTCTTTCACTTCCCGCGAAAGCGGAACCACCAATCGCTCTTGTTCTAAATACCAAGCCATCTCCCGCAGCAGCTATAACACTTTTTGTACTATCGTTCGCAAAAGCTATTACAGGGGCGTTTGTTCCGTTATCACCTGAGCTTCTAGTAAAGTAAACACCACCACCAGCTTCATTAACAGATAACTTTCCAACAGGCACAGTTGTCCCAATACCAACGTTGCCATCGTGATTAATTCGTACACGCTCAACTTGTTTTGTTTGCAGTGATATATATCCGTTAGCCCCTGAAGAACCAGCATCTAAAAGTATGCGAGATATTAAAGAAGTATTATCTCCGATATGTACAGTAGCAGAGCCATCAGACTTAATAAGGTTTCTTGCGTAACCGCTTCCTCCAAATTTACCTAACAAGCCTCTTCCGCTAGAAGCCATATAGATACTACCGTTGTAGTTATCAAATCCAAATGTATTCCCAGATGTAACACCTATAGACCCCACTACATCTAACTTAGCTGAAGGACTAGTAGTCCCGATGCCGACGTTGCCGCTAGGTGTGATACGCATATACTCAGTAGCAGAGTCGTTACCTGTAAATAGTATAGCTGATCCACTATTTGAGTGCTGACTGTCTATCACTAAGTGGTTGTTCGTGGAATCCCACTTGATTGTAGAAGAACTATTGTGCCAATCTCCAATAGTTATTGCTGGGTTTGATGATTCACCACCGTTAATAAGTACACCATAATATTGTGATGTACTTGCGTTCACAGAAAAGTTTCCTACAACGTGTAGTTTTCTTAAAGGGTTAGAAGCACCAATACCAACGTTGCCAGTAGTAGAGATAACAACATCACTTGTTCCTCCAATGGTTAGCTTTCCAGAAATCTCCGTGTCTATATTAAAAACGTTAGTTGGCATATCTTACTTTTCTTCTAATTTTTTAAGTCTTTCTTCAAGTGAATCAATAACAGACTGTTGCTTCTGTACCTGTTGCAAAAGTACAACAGATAGACGTGCGTAGTCTATACCGTTTACTTCTCCGTCCTTATATCCAATAACCTCTGGGAAGATTTCTTCAACCTCTTCAGCGATGAGACCAATGTCTGTTTTATCATTTTTCTTAAGATCGTAACGTACAGGACGAAGCTTCATTACATCTCCAGTTTTATCTTCTAAATCTTCTACATTCTTCTTGTATTTGATAGAAGAGTTGGAGTATGAAGTAGCTGTAACCGTACCCGTTACCTCTAGGTCTCCAGTTATGTATGCATCATTATTTACAACTAAGTCTCCAGTGAACTCACCAGTTCCACCTACAGCAAAGTTGGCTTGACCTCCTAATGTAGATCCACTATACTGACCTCCAAGAACTGAGTTGAAAGCCATTCTCTCTTGTAATAAACCAGTATCAAAAGCCAATACAACCCCTCCGTCTCTAGATATTCTGAAGTTTGATAGGAACTTGAGGTCAATATTTGTGAACGGAATACCAGCTCCTATACCCAAACTTTCTGTGTTTGCAGTTGGGTTTATAGCTCCACCACCCTTGAACTGTATTTCGCTAGGCTTGATCCAAGTATGGTTAGTAGTACCTGAGTAAACCTGCATATTGTTCGTTGTGGTATTCCCTCTGTCTGTTACAGACTGCAGGGTATCAATCTCTGTATAAGATTGTAAATACCTTCCGTCTAGATTTACAGTGAGGCCTGCAAGAGACCCAGTGCGACCAATTGTAAGAACTCCTGTTCCAGATGCCCAGCTAATATTATCTACATAGTTATCGGGAACGGTTGCTGTGAGGTCCGATAGAGATCCAGTTCTACCTATAGTTAATACTCTAGTACTAGTATTAAAAGATAATGCATCTACGTAGTTATCAGGTATGGTAGCTGTCAGATCAGACAGCGCTCCTGTTCTACCTATAGTAATTACTCTACTAGTTGTGTTAAATGCTAAGGCATCAACATAATTATCTGAACTTGCTACAGCACCATCAATAGTTACAACACCTGCTGCTTGCGTTACAGCTACACCATTAGCTCCTCTGAATATAACAGTATCTGTACCAGTGCTAGCTCCACCCGCAACCAAGTTTACATCAACACCAGAAGAAACATTTGTTGAAACGTTTAAATCGTAGGTGCTATCTGTATCATCAAACAATGCTGATAAGTCTACAGTAAATGTGGTTGAGTCATCTCTAGTAAACGTTGCTATACCAGTAGCTCCATTCAATGTACCACTAACTAATCTAGCTAGGTTTGTATCATCAAGGTATAGACTTAGATCTAAGTTAGTACTTGTTCCATCCTCATCAACATAGCTAAGTATGTTTGAAGATAGAGATAAAGAGGTAAGTGTCTCATCTGCAGCCGCTACAGTGATTACATCCGCAGCTTGAGTGACGGTTACATTATTACCTCCAACAATAGATACAGAATCAGTACCACTTCCAGACCCGCCGGCTGTAAGTACAATGTTAGCACCGCTAACAGCGTTTGTAGTAGATACTGTGTATGTTGTATCAGTATCGTCTAGATACGCAAGTAATGAAAGGTTGGTAAAACCTCCGTCTTCATCCCTGTAAGTGATAGTATCATTTGCTAATGATATAGAAGTAGTAGTCTCGTGAGGGACATCAATAGTTACATTGCCACCAACCAAACTTACAGTTGCGTCATTGATACCTCTAAAGTTTACAGTATCTAATGTACCGTCGCTTCCATCAAGAGTAATGTCAACTCCAGATGTTGCATTAGCTGCTTTTAGTAAGTCGTAAGTAGTATCTACGTATGCACTTAAATCTAGTGTTGTGGTCACACCATCTTCGTCAACATACGCAATGATATTGCTTGCAAATGAAATAGATGTAGTCGTTTCGTGTGGTGCATCAATGGTAATTGTACCAGCAGACTGAGTTACCGTAACATCATTTGTTCCAACGATGTCTATAACATCATTGTTAGTACCATCCGTGAGTGTAACAGTCACTGTTCCATTTGCAGCACCTCCTGACAATAAATCGTATGTAGTATCCTGAGACGATATAGAGATAGATCCTGCTGCTGGTGTACCAATAGTTACGTTTGTTCCCCCAACAATAGCTACGTCATCAATAAGCCCGTAAGGGTTTCTAAGTTCAATAGGAACTTGGTTCGCAGCTAGGGAACCGGTAGTTAAGTTGTAGTCGTATAAGTCAAGGTTTAATACTGTACCTGCGTTATCCTCATCAGTGTAAGTGATTTCGTTACCAGAGAAGGATATAGATGTTGTGGTCTCGTGAGGGGCATCAATAGTTATTGTTCCAGCGGATTGAGTGACAGCTACATCATTAGTCCCTACAATGGTTATAACATCGTCATTGGTTCCGTCAGTAAGCGTTACTGTAACGGTTCCGTTTGCAGTGCCACCAACATTTAGATCATACGTTGTATCCTGAGATGCAATAGATATTACATTCTGCGATGGGTTACCAATAGTAACATTTGTAGATCCTAGTATACTAATACTTGAAGAACCACCAGCAGCATCGTTTAATACTACCGGCATTGTATTTGACGCTAACGTGCCTTGAGCAATCTCGTAGTCGTACACATCCAAAACCAAATCCGTAGATGTATTGTTTTCATCTACATAGGTTATTGTATTCGTAGAGCTAGTGAAAGATATAGATGTAACCGTTTCTACTAATGATGCCAGCGAAACTATGTTCCCCGTGCCGTCTTCATCTGTATATGTTAATCTAGCGTTGGCGCTATTGAATGATAACGAAGTGGTTGTTTCGTGAGGAGCATCAACTACAATGTCTCCATTTATAAGACTTACAGATACATCGTTAGCCCCCTTAATGTTGAGGGTGTCTGTCGTACTATCCGACCCAACTAATGAAACATCAACACCAGCTGTAGCATTTGCTGCCGCATTTAAATCGTAGGTAGTATCATATGATAATCCAGTGAGGTCTATATTTGTGTAAGTATTATCTTCATCTCTGTACCGTAAAGTTCCAGAGTTGAATGATAGCGAAGTAGTGGTCTCGTGAGGAGCAGAAATGGTGATTACATCATTTGCTTGCGTAACAGTTACATCTGCAGCACCTACGATGTTGATACTATCTGTTGTTGAGTCGCTACCAACAAGGTTTACATCCACACCTGAAGATACATTATCTGAAGTGGATACCGTATATGTGGTATCTGTATCATCGTATAGTGCGGATATGTCAACCGTTAGCGTGCCGCCATCTAATTGAGTAGCTGTAATAACACCAGTAGACGAGTTGAAAGATAGCGCCTCTATCGTATTGTTATACGCATAGTTCCAGTTATCAATACTATCTTTAGTAACCACAGCTGAAGTCTCGTCAGAAGCCTTGTAAATAATAAGACCGTCTTGATCTAAAGACATTACTTTAATGTAGTAGCCTGTAGAGAACTCGTTGGTGTACCAGTGGTGCGATTCTGAATCAGGAGACTTAGCAGCATAGATGGCTCCATCAGTATTGAGACCAAAGAAACCTATAGGGTCTACTTGAGAGTCACCCGGAAGAATACTATAATCTCCATATGTTAACTCCACCTTGGTCTTAATAGTATCTTCTTGTAGGTAAAGGTCGGACTCGTTTATCGGGTTATTGTAGAATGGCGCTGTTACAGCAAAGTAATCATCCTGAGATCCAGCATTTGCAAAATTTAAAGTTGATCCATTTTGCTTATTGCTAGCTGTTGGATTCAACAAAGTGCCTGTCTGGGGAACAACCCTATGTTCTATGCTACCGATAAGGTTTAATGTACCGTCAGCGTCTACATCATATATATCGTTATAGTAGAATACATTTGCTCCGCTATCGTATTGTAGGTGGTACAGATATAGTATGCCGTAGTAGCTATCATATAACACACCACCAGAATGATCTGCAGATGGTATAACCACAGATGTAATCAAACTAAAGGTTTCGTCAGATAGCTTTAATCTAAACAAATTCGCTCCTTGTGTACTAACCGTCATCCAAATAGAATTTGAATAAAGATCGATAGCTGGCGGACTAACGGCACCAATAGTTCCTATATTCGGTACAGCTGATGGTACTCTGTAGTCAGATGTATTTATAACTCTTGACGGCTCTACAAAAGATCCAGTAAGCTGCATCTTGTAGATCTCCATATCATCTAGAAAGGAAGGGGATGTGTACTTTCGTGCCCAGTATAAATATCCATTGTATACATCTAAGATCTTTGTATTATCATTTTTATGACCTGAGATATTTAATGATTGATTGTCAGAAACAAAAGCTAATACATCATTAGATATAGATACATAAACTATTTTACCTTGACCGTTTAATAAAATGACTGTGCTGTTATCTGCGTCGTAGTAAAGACTTATTAAACCATCTATCAGTCCATATAGGTTTATAGTGTGAAGCGGTGTTGCTGTTGTGCCGTCAAAAGAAAATAATGTTACACCCGGACGCTGAATAGAACCACCAAAATTAGTAATCTTTTCAGAGAATCCAATGAATCTTGTTGAGCTTATAGAAACGAATTTGTCGTAGTCTGGGTCACTCAAATATGTTCCCTCCCATACGTTCACGTAGTCTCCAGTAGATACATCTAAAAGAGCTATGCTAAAATCTGGAGCACCAGATACCGGCTGTGGACCATACGAAGAAAGATACTTATCGTTAGAGTAGAAGAAGCCGTACCTACTAGGCGTAGTGAATGTACTGTCGATTATGTCGACTCCAGTGATTGTAACCTCTGTAACAGCTTCCTCTACAGCTGGATTGTAATGTAATCCAATAGCTGCTGTATCAGCTGTATTATCCGTAGAAACGAACATAGCGTTTACAGTTTCATACTCCTTGCTGTCTACAAGGGAGCTTGTGGAAGACTGGTACTTAGGAATGTATTGATCGCTTAGGTCTGCCCCTAGAGAAGATCCTGTTAGATATCTACCGTCTAGATTTACAGTTACGTCCGGTTGGTTCTGTACATTTAATGTGAGCGTACCATCATTAGAATTAAATGATGCAGCGTTTAAGAAGTCGTTAGTATTGTCTAGGTAAGACGATAAGTCAATAGATGTAGTATCACCCTCCTCATCAGAGTATTGCAAAGAGTTACCAACTAACGACAAGGTTGTTAGCGTCTCAGAAGTTAGTAACCCCGTATCGTCAAAGCTGATGTTTACAGTATTATTCTCTTTATTGATGATAATACGGCTGTCACCAGTAACGATATTAACATATCCTTCGCCAGCCCCAGCCGCCGCTAAAGTGTCATAGGAAATAAAAGCCGTAGTAGGCTCTAATACCGTAATCTGGGAATTAGATATAGGAGCAGGAACCGTAACACTCAGGTTCGTGCTGTTGTTGTTTATTGTTATAATGTTACTCACTTACGTCTTCATTTACTTTAAACACTCCGTACAACCAAGTCTTAACAACACCGCTTTGATCACTCTGTAGATCATACACGTATATACCACCATCAACAGTTTCCATAGTTGATGCTGGTGCAGTTATAGTCAAGACACCTAGTGCTGTACCAGTGTAAGTAAATGAAGAGTCTGGAATAATATCAGGTGTTGATGTATCGGTTTCCTTTACATCCATCTTCCAAACATAGCCAGAGCTAAGATCAATTGGAACTCCATCTCCATCTTTAAACGTGAAAGACACGGTAAAGGTGTCTCCTTTTCTGCAGGTGATATCTACTCTCTGAGATATGTCTAAGTTGATTTCTGTTGCCATATTGCAAAGGTACTAAATCATTGGTTATTAAATACTTAGAAGATCTGATTCGTCAGCAAGCTCTCCTCTATTGCCTTGGCGTTGAGAGATAAGCTTTGACTGCTCTAAAGCCTGCTTCTTAACACGCTGATCTTTGCGATCTTCTTTCATAACCTCTGCGGAATTCTTAACGCGGCTTTCAACCTGTTGTTCAGCTATACCATATTCTCCTCTAAGCTTTTCAAGCTCCATACGCATCTGATGCTCTAGCTGAGCTAGCTGCGCCTTCATCTGGAACTCCATCTGCTTTTTCTGCATCTCTAGTTGTATAAGCGCCTGCTCCTTCTGAACTTCTGCCTGCATACTTGCTTGAGCTGCTTGAGCGTTAGCTTGAGATTGAGCTTGGATGTTTTCTTGCTGCATCGCTTGCATCTGAGCCATACGCTTCTTACGACGAATAATCAACAAGCGCTCTGCTTGATCAACGTCCTTGATATTACGGATAGCCATAGCATCTTCTAGGTCGATCTCTTTCTGAGACAATGCAATCTGAATGTTCTGCTCTAGGTACTGACGGTCAGTATCGCTGAGGTCGCTCAATACACGTACACCGAAGTTATACATAGGCAAATCCTTAAAGCTGTTCAGAACCTGCATATTTGTCTTGCCGATAGCTTTCTCGTAAACAGCATACAATACAGACTTGCTTGGCAGGATCTGTAAGCACTTAACGATATCTTCACACACCCTGCGGTAGTAAATCATTGCTGAGTTAGTGATGTCATAAAGCGCATTGTTAGATGCATTTACAGCCATCTGGTTAACGCCTACTAGTGCCTCACCTTTAGGTGTTGTTCCGTCTACTACTTCGTTAATACCCGTAGCATCACGAATCATACGCAAGTAGTGGTTGTATAGAGCGATAAGCTCATTGATGTTTCGGATGCTGTTGTTGATCTCACGAATAGGCGGGTTCTGGAATCCCCCTTCAGGGTTCTTAGAACGATAGTACATCACACCAGTCTGCTCGTAGATATCTTGAATCTGAAGTGGTGATAGTTCACCGCCACGCCCAAGGTCTACGTTCTCAAGACCTTCAATGTCTATAATGATACCATCAGGCTTGGCTTTAGCAACAGCTTGTTGTAGCTTAAGATGCGTAAGCTGTAGTTGATCAGCAAATCCAATAACGCTAGATACTAGCGACTTAGGCATCATCTGACGAATATTTGTTGCTACAACACTGTAAGATAAACGAGCACGTGTTAAATCGTGGATGTTCTTAGGAACGTTGTTGCACTGCTTGTAGTTATATACGTGATCTGTACCTATGATATAGCTACCTCCATATACAGTAGCGTTATTCATATTAACGATCTCTCTATCGTAGACAGAGTTCTTTGGAATTTCAAACTTTTCTCCCTTGAAGTAGAATCCTGTATTTCCAAATCGAGACATCTTCTTCTCGTAAACCATAGAGTCTACAGACATAAACTCAAAGTCAAGAACCTGAATACTATACTCATCGTATGGCATCTCCTGAACGTTAACGGTATCTCCTAGCTGTCTACGTGTAAAAGCATTTGGATCGTTACCATATTTGTTCATTACGCTCTGAGCCATATTGTGGTATTCTTTCTCGGTAAACTGAGTGCCAGCAATACGTTTAAGCTCTGAGATAGACATAGTCTTTATATGTCCAGCATAAACCAAATCAGAGAATGTAGGATCTTCGGTGAAGTTGTGAATAAACAACTTAGGGTCTACATATTCCTGATTGATACCGTAATTAGGATCATTGGTTCTCTTTGACACCGCCATACCACAGTTAACTAAGTCTTCAACAACACGGCGATATACACGCTCGTCAAAGTTGTTCCAGCTTAAAGTCATCTGGGTGCCCAGCTGTGCAGCAACTTCAGCGTCAGTCTTCACATTTGTTTCTAGGAATATCTCTGCTTCTTCTGGAGTTTCAGGCAGTCTGTCTGGATCTGTATCTACTTGTAGACCAGCTTCTTTAGCCTCCTTAAACTTATCCTTATTCTCGATGCGTGCTGCAATCTTTCTTTTCTTTATGTCTTTCTCGCTCTGTGATAACGGGTCTACAGCTTCAATCTGCGGATAGCGATAAGACGAAATGATTTTGTTGACAACGATCTTTGCAAACTTAGGAATGATAGGCACTGGAGTCCAGTCAATGGACATTAATGTACCATCTCCGTTATCCGGATCTAAACTATTAAGTATCTGTTTATAGATGGAAGTATCTTGTGTACCAGCGCCATAAGCACGCGCACGCTCAAATTCCTTGTAGCGTTTTCCGTATACGCTATTCTGATTGTCTAGACCTCCCCATTGTGCAAGCATAGCCTTAGCATATTGCAATCCATATTTAGGATCTAGCTTTGCTGATACATCTGCTAGCGGATTAGGGAAACCGCCTTTCATATTTTTATTCATCGTTTCGCTGAATCGTTATCAACTGCAAAGATAATGATTATTAACGTATGATTGGTTTTAACTTCCTGAAGAACTGTTTGTTAGAGAAGTCAGTCTTTTTATTTTCTTTCTGAACACGCTGGGCTGCCAATAAAGCAAGACCAGAAGATATAGTAAGGTCATATGCGGTACGGTTATCTATCTTGAAATTAATCCAATCTTCAAGTGTTCTTTCAAAGTACATACGTCCGTAATCACCATTCTCATTAAGACCTATATGCTCGTGAATATATGCCTCAATAGATTGAGCGTGAGCTTGAATAACATCCTGAGAGTTAGACGGTATCCCCTTAGTTTTTACAGCTACTCTAGCTGTTGACTTTAGATGCTCTGGTCTATTCATAAGATAACCATCATAACCCCTGTTCTCAAAGTATCTAGCTATACCGTACTTGTTATTCTCTATAAGAATTTCATAACCGTAGTATACAGCAGCCATAAGAACATCTTCATAGAAAATTCTAGCAAGCGGTGGACGTGAAGCATACTCTAATACAAACATATTAGAAGGGTATTCCATATTAAACTTATTATATAAATGGTATGCACCCTTAGATCCCCTTCCGTCAACAGTGGCATCAAGATCATAGCTATCCACTCCTCCGCATCCTAGATGTTTATTACCCGGTATTTTCTTTCCGTTTTCGGACAATACTTTGTTTCTAAGCTCTACAGGTGGTAACCAAGCTACTCTAAACCTACCGTCTGGATCTGGCCTAAACAAGACCTCTGTGTCTTGAGCGCCATTGTTCCAAACAAAGTTTCCTCTAACCACAGGATGGGGGTACATCTCTTGATTGTGCTCTATCTGTTCGTAGATCTTACCAATATTAAATAAGCTAGCTTTTGTAGAATCCCTAAACGCTTCTTCAGCTGTAAAGGGAAACTGACGTATAACCTCATTAAGCTCATTACTGTTATTTGATAACGCTTTTCGTTCATTCTTTAAATACGTTCTAGCACCAATATCAATATATTCATCATCTATCCCTTCTACAGCTTCATCAGGATCATTTATCACAGGGTTGCCATAGCGGTCAAAGAATCCCTCTAGTGCCTCATATGCCGGTACAAATATCCTATACAGCATACTCTTTGTGCGTCCGTTGGCGTTACGCTCAGTAGGGTCCGACATATCCCAAAGATCACGGTAGTTCCTACCGCCTTTATCTAATGGGTTAACGGTGGATCCAATAATAGCCTTACCTACAAACTTACGACCCACCATTAAACAAGTACGTTGTATACGCCATACTTCTAAGATGTCTTCAGGACGCTCAAACTTACCAGCTTCATCAATAAATATAACCTTAAGTTTCTCACCGTCATATGCGTTGGATGTGGTGTTGCGCCAATTGATTATTGTGTTAAGTGCTTCACCGCCACCAGCAGTCTTATTCTTTTTGGTAATACGTTTTGAAGGTTCCCGAAATGCCAACTCTGTACGGGGGTTTGTAGTACCATCTTGTATAGGCTTAAAGAAAAAGGGGTAGTGTCTATACATACCTACAACTTTCTTCATAAAGATATTCTCCTGAGCGTCCTTACCAGTCTTAGACATAATACCTACGGTGACGTCATAGGTTGAAGTCCCTACATCGTCTAGCACAGAAGAAGCTACGTTTGTATATCCTGAACGGCGACACTTAGTATACATTTGTCCAGCACATCTTGGATCAACAAAACAAGCTTCAAGATGGATCATAATGTCTCTCTGGAAGCTTAGGTAGTACCCGTAAAAACTAGCATCAATCTTACTCCACTGAAGCATCATATAATGCTTTCCGGTAATGTATGTAGGTACACCGTTATTGTAGAACCATAGACCATTATTACGGCGTTCAAATTCCCTGCGTATATATGGCTCGTACTTTTTCTTAAACTCTTTAGGCATATCATACCACTCGTCCATAGACTTTATGCGTGCAAGTTCTACAGGCATATCCTGTCGCTTCCAACGTTGTTCTTCTACAGCTAGGTCGTTGTAAAGTATACGTTCGTGACTAGGTTGCTTAGGTAGCTGTATAGCAAGATTGGCGATTTCTATAACATCACCTTCAGTATCATTAGGGCATATGTTAATAACCTTATCTTCGTATCCTTTTATATCTTTAAGTACACCCATTAGCGTTTAGCAAACTGCTCACTGAAACCACCACCAAAGTCTTGATCACCTTCAATACCTCCAGTTTCCTTAAGTTCTTTAATCATCGTCTCAAGCTTTTGATACTCAGTAATTAATTCCTTTGCGTCTAAAGCAGATTCCTTAATACTTTTTAATTCAGCACGCCTACCAGATCCACTCTGCTCAGTGTCAATAGGTCGTTTTATTTCTTCAGTGATATTACGTATAGCCTCAGCCATAGCTTCCAACAGCTCCTCACCTGCTTTAACGCTGCTGAATATTCTTTTACGACCCATTAAAATCCAGTTGCGTAGATATGATCAATGTGCGTACGATAAACTTCCTTTCCGTCAACCTTCATACGGTAGTCTGCGTGCTTCATAATCATCACCTTATCACCAGCTTTTAGACCTAGGTCTCTAACTACAGGTGAGTCATACACGACATATCCGAATTGATTGTATTCGGGTTTCTTTAGATTAGTAATGATTCCGCTCTCTGTAATCTCTTCATCAGGCTGGACCTCTGGATCGAGGAATATCCACTCTGACAACAGCTGTACATCGCCATCTTTGTTCTTGTAGGCGTAGGCTTGTGTAGACTGGCTATTGTTGGGATTGTACTTGACATAGTATATATCGTCTTGAACACGCTGTCTTGTTCCGTTTCCAGCAATAAGCACGTGATGATGAAAGTAGAGTGTGTCACCAACCTCGGCTCCTGTATCGTACTTTAAAGGTACAGCTACAATCTCAGCTTCCATCTTTCGGTTCTCAAACTCGTTCCAATTTGGATCGATGTAAATAGTTGTGTCGCCTACTTCAACTTCATCGTTAAAGGCTTTAGGTAGACGCACAAAGAAGTCATAAATTGCTTTCATATTAAATTGAATTATGCTTAATTAAGAAAAGTCGCAGTCGTACTCTAGAAGTACAGGCATACCCTCAACAGATTTCCAAAGCATTACGCCGTCTGCTGGGTGCTTTATATATATAAGGTATCTCTGAGTTCCATATTTATGTAGATGTTTATCATCTAATATGATAGTATCGACAATGCTTTCCCCTGCTTTTTGACCTATGTAGTAAGCCATAGCCTTAAGGGGATTTACCCCAATGATAATTTTTCTAATCATTTTAATTTAAATTATATAAATAACACGGAACTTAGTTTACATCCCCGTCTCTTCGTGATAAGTTAATCCAATAATCTATGCTTGAGGTGTTATTCCTTTTTTCTTCTTCTACCTCCGCACGGTATATCTCCACCACGTAAGACAATAGATCGTCTAATTCATCCTCGTCTTCAACGTCTACCATAGACAGCAAACTCATATTTACCATAGGTTCGCCATCCTCGTCAATGCTTGCGGAGTCAGGATTAATAAAGCCGACAGCTATGGTTCCAATGAATTCTTTTTCTAGGCCGTGTTTCTTAACGGTTTCTTTGACCGCGAGTATGAGATCTTGAATCTCAAGCAAGCAATCTTTGATTTCTTCTTTCATATTAAATTAGTTTCCTACTTCTTTTACGGTAAACGAAACTCTCGTATCTTGACTTAGCGAAATAGAGCCAGTAGTCGTAGATATTTCAATTCTAAATTTCTCGTTTACGCCAAGCATAAATATACTCCAGAAAGAATCAGCGTGGCTGCCGGTAGTAGTCTTACTTCGTATGACGGATTTTATATCGTTCCAAGCCGTTCCATTATACTTTTGCAATGTGTAAGTGATAGCAGAGTTGTTTGATGTAGTTTCTGTGAAGGCAGTAATATCTACGTATACAGGAACAGCTGCAGAAGATTGGTTTTCAATTGTTCCATTAGAAGCGTCTAGTACTAACTGTGCCGTACCGATTTTAAAATGGAAGCTAGTGCTATCAGTAGTATTGCTTACTGTCGTATATGGCACTATTGAAGAAGATCCAGAGGTTGATAAAGTTATGTCGCTGGGAACAGCACCGATTAACATCTCCTCAAAACCAGCAGCTGTAGACTCAAATGTTAACGTACTTGTTGAGTTGTTATACGATATGCTCATACCGCTTCCAGCGTCAAACAATACATTACCACTTGTGTTAGCTCCAATAAAGTTTAATCCGTTGTTAGCATCTACGATGCCACCAATAAGACCTATTTCTCCAGATGTGTAGTTAACCCAGTTTGTGCCATCAAAGTAAAGCATATCTCCGTTACCGACATTCACCAATGCGACATCTGTAAGGTCATCCAAAGCAACAGCGCCACCACCAGAACCAACAGGTACCAATATGACATCGTTGTTTCCATCCAGCGCAAGTGCTGTAGCTGACGATCCACTGGCTGGAGCAGTAGTGAACTTCAATGCGTCTACCTGAACCTTATCTGTGGATACTGATAACGCAGTAGCTGTGCCACCACCATCTTCTACAGATTTCACTGTAGCGTTAGCGCCGCCCTCTACGTGTAGTAAATTTCCGTACTTATCTTTGATCTTCTGACCTGCTAATGTAGCCATACCGTTTTAATTAGTTAACTTTGCACAAAGATACTAATTTAATTCTACAGCTTATGCCAAAGGGCAGGGTAGCGAAGTCTAAGATGTTCAGAGACTTCTCATACATCAATGACAAATTCATCAAAGACAATTATCTAAAGCTGTGGCACCCTGTAATGAGAGATATGTCCACGAACTATGATGTCAATGAATCGCAGGTAAGGTTTATGCTTTTTGTTTATGATCTAGAGTTTTGGACCAGAGACTGGATTGCAGAGCAGTATGGCAATAAGAAGTGGGGTACAAGCAAGACTATTATCTATCCACTGTTAAAGAAGGGCTACCTATACAAACACTTTAACAGATATGCACCTAACAGTGAAAAGAATGACCACCTGTTCCGTGAGGAGCTAGGTGAGAACTACCGTATACGCTACGCCCTATCCCAGAAAGGTAGAATCTTTGTAGCTAGGTTTTATAATAAGATGCAGGGAGAGGTTAAGATCAATGCGCCTTCTTCACGCGAAATTTAGCCTCTAGGCTAGCTCCCTTGTGTGCTACAAACTTCCCCTCGTGCTGCATAAGATAATGACGACCCTTCTCAGTCATCCAATGATAACCAGAAGGAGCCTTCACCATCTCGTGTGTTTTAGATTTTTTAGCCTTCATTATCTGAATCTCTTAGTTTTTTTAGCTATATCCTCAGGCTGAGCAACAAACTGCTTGCCTTTCTTCTTTCCTTTAGCTTTTGCTCTATTGGTTGCAGCTTTTTCAATAGCTGTAAGTGCAGCCCAAGCAGCCTTAGGTAGGTATCTCTTCTTACCCTCACTAGGCTTACCATCACTAGTGGTCCATTTTTGTTTGGTCCAGTCCTTTAAAGACTTCTGTGATTTCTTCAGGTTCATTACTTGTACCCTCCTCCTGCTGCTTTGTATTCTTTAGCTAACAGCTGAGCTTTACGTGCAGACCACTTACCAGGATCACCACCTCTGCTGCCTGCCATAATCTTATTGAACAGCCGCTTACGCATTCCGGGCTTTGTGTAGTTGCCTGCTTCGTTTACTTTAGATTTCTTTTTAGCCCTCATTACTTCTTCTTTAGCTTCATAACACCACCCATATTGTATTTATCGCTAGGGTACTTAATAGGAGCTTTAACATCAGAGTCTGAGAAAATCATACCTGTTTTTTTGTGCTTGTCTACAAACTTTTTATCACTAGCGCTCAATGACCTATAATCTAAATCATTATACATACTAGATATCGCAGCTGTTTTTGCCTTAAAATCATCCATTGGAGAAAACTTTTTACCTGTCTTCTTTAATCTATCCATATAAGACTTGTATGCTGTTTTAGCAAAACCTTCTTGTTGCTTAATATACGAGCTTGACAGCTTGGTTACCTTTGGAGCTTTTTCAGGACCTACTAGTTTACCACCTTTTTGATATTTTTTCTTAGCTTCCATTACTTCTTCTTTGCACGTAGCATCTTGAAGTCAGAACCAGAGATCTTGCCGTCCTTGTTAGCATCAAGCTTCACCTGACCACCCTTTAAGTACATCTTACCTCCTTGAGATAAATACTTCTCAGCAATCTTAGTAGCTTGAGCTTTAGTAGCACCTTCTTTGATAGCTTGACGGTATGCGCGTTCTGCTTCTTTGCGTCTCTTTAAGTACTCACGCTCTCCACGAGCCTCTTCTTTTTCTTCTTTTGTAGGTTCTTTGTAACCCGGTGGCTTTGGTGGACCGTAAGTTGGTTTCTTTTGTGGTGTAACACCACCTTTATCGTACATCTCGTACTTTCCGCCTTTACCGTACTTCTTTAGTTTCATCTATCTTTTCTTTTTACAATCCTTAGACTCATCACAGTAGCACACCTCATCACTACCACAGGCAAATGGCTCCGGTACATCAATCTCAAATCTAGTGATCCTGAGAAGTGTAGCACACATTGATACAATGCCTATTAGTATTATTGCTCCTGTCATAGTTGCAAAGATAACAAAGATATCATAACTGTCTGACAGCTAGAATATAACGCTAATATTTTTAGGCTTACCTAAACCTGACGTATCTTATAGTTTTAGGCTTGCCTAAACCTCCTACACCCCCAGTAAACACTGACTTGACAATCTCAAAAATAAGCTGTAACTTTACTGCATTAAGAGAAACGATATCAGTCGGTAGCATAATTCCTCAATCACTCACCGACACAACTTCTTATAGGGGTGGCGCTCAACGCCGCACCCACCCCTACAACCCCAAACAAACAGAACAACTCTGTATAAAGGTATACTATACTCTATTTTTAGCTGTGCATCACCCCCCTCTCTACAGCAACCCAAAACTATTGATCCCACTGGGCGCTTTTAAAGCGCAAAACAATTATACACCATACCAACCTACGCCCTCCCCGAAAACATACCCTTAAAACACATCTATACACCCCCTACAACATTCTATTACAGCCAAAAACATACCCCCTGTTTTTTGATATCAGTTCTATATGGAGTGGGGATTATATATATGTTAGAATCATAAAAGTGTCGGCCCGAAGTCGATACGTTTACCCCACCCCCCTCTAACGTAATTGTCTTTCGCTCAGGGTTTTACCTTTTCTGACTTGGTGTCCTGCTTCAACCTGATGCTGATAACCGCTTGAGACTTAGCTCGTTGTGACCGAGTTATGAGTAAGGTAAGAACAATCCACCCCCACCCATTTTACCACACATTTACCCACTCAGCTACACAGCGTTACTACCTGATTGAGCCCCTGAATAGCAAGGTTAGGTACACTGCCTGAAAAAAACTTTGCATTGCTGAGGCTAGTGTTGTCGGGGTTTTGTATGTCTCAGTGTTAATTACTTTGTTGATATGTTTGTGTATATGATAGCTGTATTGTACATTTGCCCAATAACCATTTAAATATTTGCTTTATGAAACTTTACAAAAAAGGAATTTCGCTGAACGTTGCTGAGTTGAATGCTTTACAGCACATCCTTGATTCAGGAATCCACAATGCTCAATCTATGGGTTGCAATCCTGACCGATACAACACGCTCCAATCTATTAAGAGCCGTTTAGATAGCGCTAGAGCCAAGTAGTTATACTGATGAGTCCTGATAGGACGAAACCCCTACGGGGGTCTATAACTTTTACTAATTAAATTAAATGCTTTATGACTAATCAATTTAAAAACCGCAAAGCCAACTTTGTTGAGGAAATCACTTACACCATCGTAATGGTTCACAAGGGTTCTTCTTACACTGAAAGACTCACCTTTAAGGAGTTGTTCTTCTACAATGAAGATAAAGAAGACCGCGAGTTAGTATTCGCACTTAATGAGGAATTTGAAGACATCCTTAAAATGAAGCAGGGTGACCAAATGCCTGTTAGGGTTGTTAGAGACCTAGATGAGTACGGCGTAATTGAAAGAACGCACTAACACTAACCAATAGCATCACCAACACCTCGCACTGAAATAAATGCGGGGTTTTGGTGGTATAACTAATTAAATTAAATGCTTTATGAAATCAATCAATCCAACTGAAGACCTACTGAATCTGCACCGCCTAGATGCTACGATTCTAAATGCAAGTGATGACTTCAAGAACGACCTAGGTCAGCGCATTACATTCTTTGAAGACCCTACCCTAGGTGAAGAGGGCTGTGTATGGGTATCGTTCCCTGAGCACAGCGTAGCGTTCCGTAGCGACTTCTATGAGACCGATGATATGACCTTAAAAACGGGCAGTGTATTCTCTTTCCTTGAGTGCGTTGAAAATAGATGGTCACCCGATGAAGATATGGATTACGTACCTCGCCTAGTAGATGGTAAGATGCTCCTTAAATTTGATGCTGAATAGCAGTCCTCAGGGGGACTTTAAATAGGCTTTAGGCCCTGAGCGTGACCACTGCGGTGGTCGGTAGCAATAATGCTAAACTTAAATTAAATGCTTTATGAAAAATGCAAAATTCATCACACCCGCTAACCCTAATTTCATTACTCCTGAAGAAGCTAAAGAGCTACTGACCAATGTACGTGCTGACCTTGATAAACTCATTGCACTAGGTGAGAGCTACTACCACTTCCAATCGGCTCAGGCTACCCACAAATACCTGAAGAAGGCTAAGAATGCCTTAAAAGGGGTCAGCTAGTTAGCTGTAGACCTCAGCACCTCGCCTGACCTTGGAAACTTGGTCGGGCTTTGGTGGTATAACTAATTTAATAGTCTTATGAAAAGAGCAACTAAACTAGAAAAGGGTCGTTACCAAATCACAATCAAAGGTCACGCTTACAGAATTGTAAAAGGCGGAAACCTGAATCCGGGATGGTGGATTTGGGAAGGTAAGAAATGTCAATGGAGAGGTAAAAGTAAATTCAATTGCGAGGTGTTTTTGAACTACAGAAACCCGGCTTACCTTTCTTGTGATGTAAGGTATTTTCGCAACTAATTTAATTTAACGCTTTATGAAGCTACTTGCACTGATCTTAGGACTACTATTATGTTCTTGCGCACCTCAATCTGAATTAAGATACATCATCATAGAGAATAACAATTCTATAGATGTTTGGACATCTGACCACTTCACCATAACGGATACGGCTATCTACATAAAATAATAACCACTCCCGTTGGCGCCTTTAGGGTGCACCTAGGTCGTGCTAGGAACGGGAACTAACAACCAAGTATTTATACTCAGCACTTGATACTGAATGTGAATAAAGTTGTGAATAAGTTAGGATTTACGGAATACGTTTCGTAGATTAGCTAAAGCAAATGAGGGTAAGACCTCAGCGTTCTTTGACATTATGGAAATTAAATCAGTCTGATGAGGCTAGGTCATTCACCTAGCTGTACCTACGGGTACGACCCCTGAGATGGGGCGAAACCACGTGATACGGGAAGCGTATTGGCTACGGCACTTCGGTGCTTGGTCACTGATAACTAATTAAATGCTTATGATACACGACAAAAGAATATGCGTGAAAACATCTAGCGCTGACCTACGTGAGATGACTAGCATACAGCTAGACAAGTTGTATGAAGACCTGAGAGTTTTGCAATTTCAGGCGCAGTACGAACTGCTATCAAGAGGGGGCGAATGACCCCTCGGTTACTGATAACTTAAATTAATTGCTTTATGAACAAACAAGATTTTGCTCAGCTGTTGGAGATGCACGATTGGTACTACGAACGTAGCGAAGACCCAAAGGTCTACAAAAGAGGTAGTGAACAGCGTAAAATGATCTTCAAAGCAAAAGCACAGCTAGGTGAGGATGGAGAATACCTTTACCTGAAGTATGCTAAGCGCTACGAAGAGAATACCAATAGACCGATAGGCGCTCCAAGGAAAGAGCGCGTGTTTAAGGACATTATGTGTAAGTCTAATGGTAAGCTAGGCGTACTGATAGACAAGAGCCCAAACGGGTTTCTAGAGATTAAGTTCAAGGATGAGTACCGAACCCAATATCTACACCCTGACAAAGTGTTTATGCTAGACTAGGTCTAGCGGTTACTGATAACTTAAATTAATGCTTTATGATAAGTAGAATGGAAATCCTGAAGAACGGCTACGTAATGATAGCTGAGAAACTAGACAGCGAAGATTTACACGGCGCTATGGCTATGGCTAAGGGACTAGGACTTATAGACCTAGTCAATGAGATAGGCGAACTTATGTACTGCGCTGATGATGAGTACGAGCCATTTAGAAAAGGTTTAATCAAACACCTGATAGAGGAATGAGAAAATACACGATTGAAAACTATTACGGCGGTGAAAGAGATGATGAACTGCTGTACGCGGACAGCTACAAAGAGGCTAGAAAACTACAAGGTGGTGAGTTCTCTTTGATTATTAATAACGTTACTAAAGTTGTAAGAGAATGACAAGTAGAGAAAAGATGTTGGAAATACTCGGAAAGTACTTTCCAATCACCGGAACAACTGAAGACTTTGATGGCTCCGAGGGAGGCATATGGATTTGTGGTGAGTGTGACTACACTACCCCCAAAGGTATTCCTTACTTTAACTATTACGCCCACAGCAAGTCTTACGAATTCGGTGTGCTGAATAGCTTAACAAAGATTACCGATAAGCACGGGTGGGGATTCCAATGGTATGACCCCGGAACGATAATGGTGTACCCTGATTAGGGTCACCGGTTACTGATATCTTAAAACACTTTATTATGCCTAAGAAACATAGAAACCTTAACGGAGACCTATGCTACACGTTTGCGTGGGAGCAGGGTGGTGGTAATCACGTATATGCCTACAGCAAGAAAGCCGCAATTAGATTAGCCAAGAAAGTTGGCGCTGGGACACACGATAGACACGGGAAAAAATACAAAAAGACATATCCTCTTTCAGTGTTGACCCCTCAAGAAGAATCATTCCGCTCAGTATATCTAGAAGAATTGATGGAGTTTGATCGGAACCTGTACCTAGCGTACAGCCTATAATATAAAGTCGGAGCATAAGCAGTCCCGGAGGTCTTCGGGATAGAAGAGTATTCTGCCAATTCAATTCAATTTAAGGTCAAGGTGTGCTCCTAGCCCTAGCGGGTAGTAACATACACCAAAGATTACTAAAGACTGACAGCAAGGAAAGACTTGCGGTTACTGATATTTTTAATTAACTTGGCTTAAAACATTTAATATGTATGAGATTAAAAACCAATTCAGCTCAGGAGAGCTAAAAGCTATATCGATATGCATTAGCTTTATGATTGATGACGTTAACGAAGAGCTAGAGAGCTACGAGAACGCAAGTATGACTGAGGCAGCACAAACCTCTAGAGAGGTCTTGAGTGGTCTATATGAAGTGCTTAACAAGATTAGAAATTTAACCCTATAATTTATTATGATACTACAAGACTTGAAAGATGATATGTACTCGCTAGTAGAACGTGTACGTGTAAGAGCTGAACTGGCTGACCGAACACTAGATGCCCACGATATGGCTCGTATAGAAGCCCTGATGGGGCAGATAGAAGTATTTACTAAGCAACACAGCAGTAATTGTGAATAGTACGATACAACTTGCGCTAAAGGGGTTTTTAAAAACCTTTTTAGCGATAGGTTCTATGAAGATGTTAGCACACGTATTAGGAATACTGATAATATATTTCTTTAGCTATGTAGATAAATGGATTTAATCCTTATATTTGCATCAACAAACAATCCTCTCCGCAATTGTGATTGTTTTAGAAGTATACATTTAAGACCCTATTGGGAGTAACCGAGTGCGGAGCGGTGAAACTAGTGGGGTCTTTTTTGTTGCTGAGCATTGAGGCGCAACACTAAACAAAGCCCTTGCGTTTGGAAGAGATGGTTACTGATGATAGCTTCGCCAATGATCCGGATGAATAGTACACACCGGATAGAGACCTA